CCACCATGAAAACCTGCTGTTCCTTCTTCGCCATAATAAGGACAATATAGGCCAGTCCCATCTTTTACTTTTAATTCTCCTGTACCTTTCATATCATCAAATGTGCCCTTAATTGGTGTCCAACCAATAACAGTAGACATATCATCCCACATGACGCGCTCCCTTTGCTGAGCAGGCTTTTGCATTACAGTTAGAGGATGTCCAAGTCTAAAATAGTTACGATTTCCTGGAGATTCGTCAAAGAATACATCTAAAAATGTAGCAGGTTGTTTAACATTTATTTCAATACGAGGCGGCGTTTCCTCAGTGCCAGTATTTTCGAAAGAAGATGTTAATTCTGCGACCCCTTCTTTAGCAAATTTATGTTTTTTTACCTTTCCTAACTTATAAGGCATAGGTGCAATAAAGGTAACTGTTCCTTTCCCTCTATTAACCAACTCTTCAGCATCAAACGAACCGTCTACAACAACTAAATAAGTACGATCCGGCTCATCGTCAAACACTAATTCGCATTCGCGTTCAGTGACTAACCAATCCGCTAAATCCTCTTTAACTTTTTGTAAATCTCCTATGTTTTCTCCCTTAACAATAAGAGGCACGTCTATTTGACGTGCCTCAATTTCAGTATTTAGTAATATAGATCCAGGATGACCTGGAATATTTAAAAAATTACGTTTGACTGGTGCCCATGCAGGACGTTTTCGACCGACAGGCATTACAATATAATCTTTTCGTTGATTGTTAAAGGTGAAACTTTGGTATTCACTCATATTCTCACCCCTTAAATCGATCTCTTTGCTGTTTTTCTCGTTCTTGAATTTCAGTAGTATATGGAGCCGTTATTTTCGCAACCTCTCTGCCATCCATTAGAGATGTAAGATTAACCGTTAGATTAATCTCTTTATTATTAGAAGTTGCAGGTTGCACTGCAGTGATGATTTTATTTAGATTTGGTATGCTACTAGCTGATAAAGAAGGAATTTTACCGTCAAGATTATGCATAAACTTATCCGATAAATTCATCTGCACATTTTGTAACGTCTTCTTAATACTTTCTGAAGCTACATCAAAGTTTATATTCCCACTAATTTTTTGACTTAATGTATCTTTTACATTATCCATTACATCAGTAATTCTATCTCCAAATGTTTGGGCATGTGCCATAACCCTGTTGGTCATGCTTGCTACATTATCTACAAAAGGTTCTACAAAAGAAGATCCATCTATAGCTCCCGTAAAGCTATCTAGCATAGAAAATGCAGATTGCGCTAGATTGCGTGAAGCAGTTACAACAGTTTTTGTGGACTCTCCAATACCTGCTGCAAATCCTGTTCCGAAATGAAAACCTATCTCACGTTTAACCTTACGAGATGGCGAACGAACTTCTAACCATCTTCTTGCAGCCTCAAAAGCTGTTGAAGCTAGAGCTTCTCCGGCGCTTTGTGCAAGACTTTTTCCGTTGCGGATACCACTAGAAAAACCAGATGCAAAGTGAGACCCTAGACTTTCTGTATTAGAATTTTTTAACCCTCGTTCTCCCGCTGATGCAACATCGCTACCTGCATTTTGTGCTTGACCGCGAGTTGACATTAAACCACTAGCAAATCCATTACCACCCTTTAAACCGAACGGATCACCGTTAATATTTCCGAATGCTCCATGAGCAGCATTCACGTTTTGTTGGGCATTATTCTGCGCATTACCTTTTTGAGAACCGATACCTTGTGCAAAATCAATTCCACCTTTTTGACCAGATGGATTACCGTTTATTGTATTCATACCTTCTTGGGCTGCAGCAACAACATCTAAAGCACTACCTTTTATGTAACCACGTTTAGATAGTATTCCATCTCCAAGGTTCGTACCGCTTTTTGCTCCACCTCCACCATCAGATGTGCCGGCTAACGCGCCTTCAACTCCACCTCGTTGTTGATTAGCTGCATTAACAGGAGAAGGGTTGGAACCTAATCCATATCCAAGTGTATTAGAGATATCAGAACCAATTTGCGTAGCATCTAATTTCGCACCGTTAGCGATTAATTCTTTGATAATCATCGCAGCTGTTTGGGCATCGATTTGCTTACTTTGCATACCTTGTATTAAAGATTGGACTGTAAATGTGCCTTCTGCTCCAAGATCAACACTTGCATTACTTTTAATATCTAAACCAATCAATTGCGCTACCTGACTTACAGATAAGGCTCCGATATTCATTCCGTTTACAAGCGTTTGTATATTTGCTTGTCCTTCTGCAGTAGCATCTACTTTTACGCCATTCTTAACTTGCTGCTGAAAATACTGAAATACCGTATCAAAAGATAAAGTTCCGTTTTGTAGCCCTTGCATCCAGGTGCCAATTGTCATTTGGCCATAAATTCCAAGGTCGATATTAGTATCATTAGCAAGTTTTACACCTAATGCCTGTTTAATTTCAGAAGTGTCTTTTCCTATAAGTCCTTGTGTAAAGGTCTGCATAGAAGACATTCCACTTTCGGATAAATCCACTTTGTAAACATCTTTTAGTTTATTAGCGTTCGCTACTGCTACATCATTCGCCTGTAACTCACCGTTTTTTAGCTTATCAACAAAGGATTTGACCGTGAATGTTCCTGCAGGTCCTAAATCAACCTTCATCTTCCCATCAATTTCTTTTGCCATAGTTTCAGCAAGCATAATTGAGGATTTAGTACCTTTAGATAACTCCGCAGTATATTGATTTATATTTTCGATTTTTTCTCGACCATACTGTTTTTCATAATTAGCTAAGGCTTCTTTATGTGATTTTTCCGCTTTGTCTTGCTCACTGTTAAAGCGACTCATGGCCTCACCATAAGTTTCTGCTCCGAATAACAATTCTTTATATTTTTCGTACCAAGCAGCTTTTTCTAATTCTTTTTTACGAGGATTAGCTAATACAAGAGCAGCATCTTCAGCTTTCAAATTATTTTCTAGAGCTTTTGTGCCCTCATTACGGATACCGATTAAATCCATAACGTGTTTCTTTTCGTATAGATCAATAGCATCTAAAGTTGCTTTGCGGTCACCATCGTTTATTTTCCCTAGATTGTATTCTTTTTCGATTCGTTCACGCATTTCATCCGTTTGTTTTGTTAAACCATCCATACCCTCTTTGAAGGTGGTCATTATTTCCCCGAACTTCTTTTTACCTGCTTCTACGCTTAAAAGTCCGCCTTTATTTATACTATCGGCTAATCCAGTTAATTGACTTGCTTTATCGTAGAATAACTTTATATTATTATCTGCTACTGCCATTGCCTGACGATATTGTTCAGCAAAGTCTTTTGGCATCTTAGAGATGTCGCCCTGGTACTTCTGCACACCTTCCATAAGAACTTTATTTGCAGTTTTTGCTGCTTCAATTTGTTTGTTTATGGAATCTACAATATTATTTTTAACTGTTTCAAGCGTTTTCTGAGCACTCTCAGGCACAACACCCATTAATTGAGCAAACATTGTTTCGAATTGTCCTTTTTTCCCGTCCAATTCTTTTATAACTTCGTTCGTCATCTCCTGGAATGCTTGGATGGTTTCACTCTTCGCTTTTTCCGCTTCTTCACCGGTTTTTGTTCTTAGCTCCATCATGTGCAGAATTGCTTTATCTTTTAAATCTTGGTAATGCTGAGCCCCTTCTGGAACTTTAGAGAATGTTCCAGATAACTTTCCTGCCCATTCAATAGTAGAAGCAACCATACCACCAAAAATCTCTGCAAATGGTTTAATACACATCACCATAAAATCAACTGCACCAGCAAGTGCATCTCCCATTTGACGCCAAACACTTATAGTTTTATCCGAGTCACTTTGAACTGAATTAAACCCTTCAGAGAAAGAAGACTTTATTGCATCCCATCCGTTTGTGACTGAATTCCGGAGTTTTTCTGAAGCATCCCACATTTTCATTAAAGAACCGACAACGATAACGATTGATGCTGATATGAGCGAAGCCATTCCCACTATACGTAGTAAACCAAGAGCTAGATCACTAATAACTACCCATAAAGCTGAAAAGGCTGCTTTCATCCCATCCGCTCTACCAATCCCTATTGCCATAGGAGCTAAAAGGAACGTCATTGCTGTCATCAAGTACATAAAATTACCTGCAGCAGCAGAAATACTAGGATTCAACTCATTTAATTTTACAATTAGTTCACCGATAGCTGTTCCAACATCCAAAACTTTAGCAGCTGCTTGCCCCCATACTTCTACAAATGGTTCCGCTGCTTTAGACCAAGTATTTTTGAATTTTTCCCAAGAAAGCCCAAGTGGTTTTAAGGACTCTTCTAATTCCCTTATCTGTCGTTGAGTTGATTCTTTTAAGTAAGATAGCTCATCAGTTACTTTTTCACGGGCTAGTTGCCCTTTTCTACGCCAGAGCTCAACATAACTATTTAACTCTTTATCTGTCATGGAATTTAGTGCTTCGATTTCTCCAAGTGCTTTAGGGCCCATTTTTTCTAACTCTGCTATTAGCCCTTTATCTACACCACGGCGTGTAAGATCTTTTAAATTATCGACCCATTTTTCAAAGATACTTACTTGGGCTTGGAGATTTTCTTTTAAAGCTTTTGGTTTAACTGCATTTAATTCAACTTTTTCAAATAAACCAGCCCAATTAGTAAGCTCCTCTAAACGTTTGTTATACGCTTCATTATAGGCATCTTGTATTTCACCTTGTTGTTTACGAACTTCATCCGGACTTGGACCAACAGCGGCCTTCGCCATGATTGCAGTAAATCCAAGTAATGCTATTCCTGCATACATGGCAACCTGCTGCATTCGTAAAATACCCATATTTATTAATGCAACACGATCTTGTAATGCCTTCATACTTGCGTTTGGTCCTAATTGACTTAATGCAATATGAGCAGCACTACCATGTTTCGCCATTGTCTCTAAACGGTGGCCGACTTGCAAAAATGCTCTATCGATTCTTTGGATATGACTTGTATCACCAAGTGCATCCATCATTTTTTGACTTTGCGTTTTCATTGCATTCATCATTTGAATGGAATGCATGAACGAATTACGTTGTGTTTCTGCCATAATAACCATTCTATTAGCAGCATCTTGCGTATGGACACCTAAACGTTGGAGCATAGCATTATACTCATTACCACCCATAGCAGCAGCACTCATAGCTTTTCTGATTTCACTCAGTTGTTTCTGGAGTGCCTTATTACCTGCTTCATAAGATGAAATGTCACCCGCATCACGTAATTCTCGTAATTTAGCTCGCGTTTGAGCAACTTCTTGTCTAAATTTAGCTAACTGAGCCTGCGATTCTTCAGCGCTAATACGTACTTTACCCTCTTTATTCAGACCTAAAATAGCGAATTGCGTTTCTTTCAAGTGGGAATTCAAGTTCTGAATGTCCTTAGCAGCACCTTTAGCTGCCGAATTCGCACTCATCATTCGATCCAAACTTACTCTATTCCTAACAGCGGCATCCGCCATTTGATCTAAACTATGAGCTGCTCGACCTAGTGCCTTTAAGTCTCTTTCCATCTGCATAAATTCAGTATGCCAAGCCTTTAAATGTTCTGGCATATTAGCAAGTATTTGCTGCATTTTTCTTGCTGCCTTAGCTGCTCTAGCGGCCGCTGCTCCAGCTGCTGCAGCGGCGGTTGCAGTTGCACCTGCGGCAGTAGCGGCGGCTACGGCGGCGGCAGCGGCAGCGCTTGCTGAAATACTGGCAACTCCGGCTCCCGCTGTTGGTATCATGGAAGAAGTAGGAGTGTATTGACGTGGCTGTTGCATATGTCTTCGTTGTTGCTGGTCAGTTTGACTCATACGAGTTGCTGCACGATCTAAATAATCATAATAATCATGGAATGTATCACTTTGCGTACTAGCGAATTGGGCTTGTAATCGTTCTAAACGTTGTATTTTTGCTTCTAATTGATCTAATTGGTTTGTATTAACATTAACGGTTACTGGATCTGAAATGGAATGTATCGTCGTATTTATACTTTGCACAACTGCAGATACTTTATTTTCTAATGTAGTTAGCACTTGGATACATGAATTTATTTTCTCTTCTATTTGGCCAGGTAATTGTGATAAGAAATCTAATTGATTCGTATTGGCAGCTACACTTTCAATTTTTTGAGAAATAGAATTAACTGAGTTCGTAACGCGCTCTTCCAGATCATTAAGTGTATTATTTGTAGTTTCTAAACCTTCAATGCCTACTTGTAGATTGATAGCGGTATCAAAGTTTTTAACAGAATCAGATAAGCTATTAATACCGTCCTGTGCAGCCGCTAAATCTTGTTGGAGACCATTTATATCTATTCTTGGTTTAAACGCATCAAAACGATTCTGAGCCTTCTCAACTACTGCTTCTAATCTAGAAAACTTTCTTTCAACTTTATTCAATCCAGTTTCAATACTTTTAGAAGCTGTGTTAATAGTTTGCTCTAGAATTTTAAATGGATTATTACGTTTTAATCGTCTACCGAAATCTGCAGTACCCTTATCCATTACTTTTTGTAACTCAAAAAATGCTTGTCTAGCTTTTTTAGAATCTGCAATTATCTCAATGGTTGTTTTCCCAACATTACTCATACTTCACACTCCTTTCTACACAAAAAAGAGGCTAACTCTCATTAGGAGTTAACCACCATTGTGTTTTATCGTACTGTTCTTGTTCATTCGCTACCGTATCATCTGCATTATCCTGACTATTTGCAATTGCTTGCTCACGGGTAGGAGGTAAAATTTTATTAAATTCTGCTCCTTTATTAAATAATGAATCCAGAAGCAGCAAATAGCTTTGGAATTGGCCACGCACTGAATTAGTATGCGCATCATATTTTTCTTGTAACGCCTGTTCTACCTTTCTCCTTAACCAGTAAAGAGTGTGATCTAATACATACTCTTCAGTGTAACCATAGTAAGATGACACGAATTCAATTTGGTCAACTATTGCTTCTAAGAATCCTTCCCAGCCGACGTCTCCTCCTCTGGTACTAGGCTGTCCAACTTGGCCATTAGCTGATCCCAATCCGGAAGAGTCTTGTTGAACACTTTGGCCAACCTTTGGATCGACGAATAGGTCTTTCCCATGTTAATACTCTCAAGATATTCAACAGTAATTTCTAGAATTTCATCATGATCTAGGGATATTGCTTCTTCAGCGTTAATTTCCAATAGAATAGAATGAATTTTAACTAAGTGCTCTGGCTTCATTACACTTAATATTGCGCCCAAGCGCTCCATTACTCCTAATTCATTCATGGCGAATATTTCCCTAATATCTTTCCACAAGCTATTACCATCCTTGCAGATAAATGCTGCAATCTCAAAGAGTTTACTTAATGTAATTTTAGGTAAAGAAAGAACACTACCATCAGATAGTGTTACTTCCCCAATCGTTTTATTTGTATCAATTGCTTTAAAAATCTTTTCCATACCGTACTCCTCCTAGCATCTATATAACTATTAAATTACTTGTTCGATTTCGTAATAAACATTTTCTTCTGTAGCAACGTTACTTTCTGCAAAGGCTTTAAGAGATAAAGGAATTGTTCGTTTTTCTTTTCCCCACGTTTGCTCTTTAGATTCACCAGAAACTTTTACTTTACGTAATACTACAATTGTTAATGCACCTGTTTTTTCGTGTTTACTAATTAACGCTGCAGAACGCATAGGAGCATCGGAAACCGTACCATAACCAATTCTTTTCGTTCCTAGTGCAATAATTGGCGTTACATCAGCACCTTCTTCTGCAGCAGCTGAGATACCTGTTTCCACAGTAATAGAGCTACCTGATGTTGCAACGATTTTCTTTGTTTCATTGCCTATTTTCAGGAATCCTCCTACTTTGAAATCAGCTCCAACTGCTACTGCTAAAGTAATGATGGTTGCACCAATACCGAGAGCACCTTTAGTTTTAACTGGTGTTCCAAATTTAGGTGAACTTTGAATAATCGCACCACCGATTAAAGCCAACTTTCTATTTTCAATAGAGTTCTCCGCCAGTAATGTACTTACATCATGACTCCATTTTGTAATAGTTGTTTCTGCTGGCCCTTGAATTTGGTCAACTTCCGTTTCTTCCTCATCGTAAGAGCGTGTAACTTTAATTCCTTCCTGAGTGGCTCCTACATCTTCCCAACCAGCTTTAAGAACGTATGTTGTAGGATCAATTAAGTCCTCAATTGACTCTGGTAATTTTGTCCCATATGCAGCAGTTACAAGACGTCCTGGTCCACCTACGATTTTTGTAGAATCAACTTTAAATAATTCAGCCATTATTTAGTTACCTCCTTGAATTTCCATGTATTTTCACTAAGAAGCAGCTTTGCTTCATGTTCTGTAATGTCTTTTCCTATAGTTAGTTCCGTATTCGTATGAATTTGTAAATCATCACGAAAAATTAAATAAGCAGCTCCATTCCCCTCTGCTGGACCTTCACAGAGTAAAATGCGCTGCTTTTTTTCTTTCGTATCTCCTTTTTCTGTTACGGTTTCTTTCTTTTCTTCAGCAACAGTTTTTTGAACCATACTATCACTCCTTTAAGATCCTAGATGCTCTAAATTTAAATAGCACCAGGCTTCCTCTTTATTTGATTCTTTATCTGTAAAAGGAACGGGGTTACTGGTACGTTCACACCAGATAACCTGAAGTTCCTGCACATCTGATATAAAGCGTTCTAATGTATTCATTGCTTTTATAGCTAAATTCATCGCTTCTATATCATCATCCTCAGATCGAGCAATGAGCTGTAAGCGTGTATATCCGTTTCCACCTGCCAAACGAATACAAACGCATGGATACTCAGCATCCTCAGGGAATTTATTTCCATAGCAAGTCATGCCGTGTTTTTCTAATAATTTTCGAACAGGTGGTATTGGATTTACATAAGAGCTCATTTTTATCACACACCTATTTAGAAAATACTTTTATAATCCCTTCAGCTCCAGCTTCATGCATATCAGATTCTGCATTATCCAATCCTCGCCCGATAATGTTATATCTTCTCTCAAGGTGTGGAGCATAATGAACAGCAGTTCCAGTTTCCAACTTAGTAACATCTCGCGTTTCAGTAATAATGTTTACTATATCGTCACCAGTAGGCTTAATTGTCCCTCTGCCAGTCTTATTTGTAGCAGGGAAGTCAGTTAATACACTAATAGAGTTGACATAGCGAGAAGAATCTACATGATCTTCATCCACCGTGATGCGCTTCGCTTCTGCTGCAAATGGTTCTCTAGCAGCCTCTACACCCGCCTTACGCGCCTCTTTCAGTTGATCTGTAATAAGCCCCATATTAAAAGCGTGCGTAACTTTTAATTTCATCACTTTCTCACCTTCTCAAGTTCGATTTCATAGTGATGTATAGATTTCCTACCGTATATAGGATTTTTTTCAGGAATGCTAAAAACCCCCGATAGAACAATATCATTAGGGGTTTTTCTCATCCTTATATTTTTCACTTGTACAGCAGCTGCTACATCACCAGACGGAAGCATGAATAGAATGTTTTTTTCTACTGTATCTATACTCTTATCGGTTTTCTCTATCTTTTTACGGATAGTATCCAATCGACAAGGTACATCAGTTATTTCTTGATCTTCATGTTGATTACGCCCATTTTCATCTTTACCAACAATGACGCCCTTTTTAACTAATGTACAGCTATGGATAAGAAGCCGCTTAAAAGCTCTACTACTCATAATTACAGGCTCCTTAAACGTAACGATACTGTTCCATTACGTTTCTTTTCTAAAATCCATTCATTCAACAACTTTTTAACATTAGGTTTTACATAACCCGTTGTTTGTTCTGAATAATTCCCCATCCTTTGGGACTGCACACCTTCTACTGACGCTTCATCAGAATTAACCAAAGCGTAGTATTGCGCTAATTTCAAACAGGCAATTTCAACTTCTTCGGGGATCCCCGGAAACTTTTCTTTATCTTGAAAATCAACAAAGGTTAATGAAAAAATATCGATCTGAGCTTCTACAATATCCATTCGAAGCAGCTTTGGATTTCTCTGCTTCACTTCATCGAATTCAGTGTAATCAATAAGCTGTTCCGGTGTAATAATGGCCATATCACGCCTCCTGCTCCTGCAATTGAAGAATTAAATCGATACGTTCTGATTCATTCTTCGTTTGCGGAACTTCATTATCAGCTGCTAGTTTAATAATAATTTTTTCTTGTTCAGACTTGCTTAATTTCTTTAAATCCGTTTCAGTATATTTATTCTCATGAAAATCGGAGGAGCTAGCCGAACCTGTCTCCTCGATTTCATTATTTGTTTGAGAATTTATTAATGAAAAATACCCGGTTGCTACAATCGAATCTGCTACTTCTTTAGAATCTACAATTACTAAAGGATTTTTTCGTGTAGCATCTACCAAGCCGCTGTACGATAAAACTCCTGGTACTAACATTAATTTATAAGCCATTATTTGATACCAGTCCCTAGTACAGCTGCATCCATTTCTTCAATAATGCTATCAAAATCAAGATGTACAACATAGAATCGTTTATCCTGCATAATTGCTTCTTTACCTTCAATAGTTTTACGAATTTTCACATCGTACGTATTAACTACGATTAGGTTTTTTGGATTAGTTAGCATAATTTTATCTCCAGGCATACGTGGAACTGGAAGTAATTCAATACCTGCAGGTGCTTTCATAATTGAGTCAGATAGGCCGCCACCATTAGAGATGTGCATGTTGTATAAATGTTGTTCCCATTTCTGTTTAAATGATGGAGAGCATAACCATTTTAATGTTCCATCATTATATTTATCAGGCATTTGTTGTAACATATCATAAAATAAGTTAATACTAACCGCACCTTTATCTTTAGCAGCACGATCTTCAACATGTCCAGATTTTGCAACTTGTGTAATCCATCCATCATTAATATATAAAAATTCATGATCTGGATTATCAGCAGGTGTTGCTGTATCACCATTTAAGTAAATATCCTCCATATCTCGCCCTAACTGTGTAGTCATTAGGTTAGTTACAGTCGCTTCAAATCCTTCACCCTCAATGTTTTCGCGTAAAGTTTCCTCTGTAATTTCCCAAGGTAAACGAATAGCTGTAGTTGAATACTCAACCTTTGAGAACTTTGGCTTTGCGCGTTTACCATCATCCGTATTTTCTGTTTTCTTACGAATGATACGAGAATCAATACCAATTTTATCAATCTCACCAGTTTTTGCTTTTCTTGTTTCTGTGCGGATTAATCCACCAAGTGCAGTTGCTTCAAAAGTTTGTTTAAGAAATTTTTTAGATTGTTCAGGACTTAATAAACCACTAGTTACATCCTGAGTTGTTGTTGCGCCATCTTTTAAGATTTGTTGATTATTCATATATAAATTCCTCCTCGTTTATTACAGACGTCCTGCTAAATAATGTGCTTCTTTTTGAATCGGTTGCCCTACACCTGGATCACCTTGCTGGCTGATACCACGAGCTTTTTCAATTTTAGTTAACCTTTCAGTTACTGGTGCTATCGCTTTTGTAATAGCAGCAGTTAATTCATCTTGTGCTGGCTCAACAACTGGATCTGTTTGCTGCGCCTTTTCTAATTTTTCTAATCGTTCATTGATAGGTGCAACTGCATCTGCAAGAGCCTTTGTAATATCTTCTAATTTCACTTCATCTTCCTCCTCATCGCTAATGCGATCTATAATATTTTGTAACGCTGTATAAGCTGCTTCAATATCAGCTTGATTAGCAGCGCTTATTTTCTTCCCGGCCTTTTCAATTTCCATAGCTAAAGAAGTAGCAGGTCTATTTTCTAGCGCCTTTGCAATAGCTATATCTCCGCCATTTCGTATTTCTTGGATAATTTCACTAAAATCTTGAATAGCACTTTCTAGGCGGTTAAAATCAATAGCTTCGTTTGTATAGTTATCCCATCTAGATCCATAATAAGCATCTTCTAAACTATCCCATGCAGCCCAGACATTACGGTTCTGTTGATTTCTAGTGTAGTTATCTCTTACTTCACCCTTTTGAATGGATGCAATGTTTTCCCCATTAAAAAAAGCCCCTATATGTTGCGTTAAGGACTTAAAAAAGGTACTTACTGATTTACTTACTTCTTCTTGATCTTCAACTTCTGCTGTTCCCGCCATACTATATCCTGTGATTTCACCATTTTGGATCTTTTCCCAAACTTCATCAGTTGCCTTAGTAACAATAACCCACGATCCTTTTTGGATGATCTCGCCATTTATTTCAAATTCAGCAGGAGCAATATAACTTTGCACTACTTCACCTGCTCCTGGAGCAAAATCATGTTGCGTATCGATGTTACGTGCATCTTTCATAAATTTGTGTGCAGCCTTCTCAATTTCGACTTCAGTCATGAAGTCCTTGTGCAAATCTTCTGTTCCTGGCTCGTATACTACGCCATATACTAACTTCTGTGCATCGTCAGCCTTTGTAATAATCTTTACTTCCTTTTGAAAGTTTGGCTTTGCTGCTGCCGATTTAGTTAAAAAGAATTTTCTATTATTTGCCGCTTTATCTACATATGAAATATGCGTGATTTCAGCATTTTTCAACTCTCGTACTGTCAATTTGTTCACCCCCTCTCAATGCCACATAACTAGGAAATGCAATTAGAACAATCTTATTAAGATTAATACTACATGTAATACCGTATATATCTACAACATCAACGTAAACATCATTTTGAAAATTCATGTCTTCTAAACAAGATGCAGATTCCTTGTCAATTTTTAATTCAAATTTATTATCAAAATGAATTATTGCACCTATTTCAGAAAAAACTTCTTTTTTTGACTCTGTATTTACGTTGTTATTACTCATAGTTTGAACCAGATCTTCTTGATTTCTCTGTAAATCACTAATATTTTTTGCTAATTGTTCCATTTCAATTTTCATCATTTTAATTTGTTCATCAACATATTGATTACTCATCCCTCATCCTCCTCTTTGTCCGTTTCTATGTTCGTTTGTTTTGTTAATCATCTTCCAGTTCGTCCTTTTGGTGTTTCCTTGTATAACACATCTATTCGTCCCTGATATTAATGTATATTCTTTCCCACAATTACAACTAAACGATGTGTTATTTAAATCAAGTACATTCTCCTGCTCACAATTAGGACAATTGAAACGTAATTTCCAAGTAGGCTTCATTCCTGCACCCCTTCCTCCTAAACGCAACACGTTTGCGCTTATATTTCCTTAATTCAACTCAACATCGTTCAAATCGGTCCAATATACCTCGCCTACATTATCGCTCACACGTACTGACACACCATGCTCAGTTTCTGTTGCGTCGATTATTTCAATGCTACGTGTAATGGTTCCGCTCTGTCCGATTAAGTCTGGTCTTCTATTAGCACCGTTCTCTACATTGTCAACTAACTTGGAAATCTCTTTATACAGCTTCTCTCCATATAACATTAGCTTTCCCCCTTATCTTTCCTTAGCAAAAAATAAGACACTAAATTGATTCAAGCAGCATATAAAACAGTTTATTTTCTGAATTCCTTTTAATTATTAAGGAATATCCCTGTGAATAATCCGAATGTATATGCTACTAAAAATAGAGCCACACCCGTTGCAACTTCTTTCTGATATGCACTTAATAAGCTTTTTTTCAAGATTTCAATCTCCTTTCGGCAAGATATTCCTCCCGAAGTGCTGCTTTAACTTCTTTACTTAACTTTAATGTTTCGCCATTCAACACAGGAAAAATAACGCAATTACAATGCATCCTTTCTGCTGGAGATAATTTAGGTTCGCGAGGGTACATGCATGTTTCATCTGAATCTATGATCTCAAATTCTTCAAAAACACCTTTTTCTACGCCATCCATTTTCTGATGGTTCGCACGCGGTTCCCCCTCTTGTCTATCGGTATGAACCCACATCTTACCTGTAACAGCAGGACTTTGAGCATAACTCTCTTGCTGCGATATAGATAAGGCAGTTAAGACCTCGTTTTCTGCTAAGCTGGCCGCTCTATTTCTTCCAAATACCCAAAGGTCTTGTATAGCAGTAATTAATGCTGATAATGTTAAATTTCCTGTTATAGCAGTAGTAATAGCACTTATAATGCCGTTGCGAGTTGTAAGAAATAAAAAAGATGCTAATTGAATTGTCCAAGCCCTTACAGCAGTAGCGGCTGTACCTGATAATTCCTCAAATGGAATATCCGGATCTATAGCTTCCATAATAATTTCGCAAAGTACCAAAATAATTGCAAATAACATTTCTTCTGATAAACTCGCCATATCACTTTCGAAATCATCGTTTACAAACAATTCATCATCTAAGTAAGTAAGGAGGTCTTCTGTTACTACATCCTCTGCTGCTCCATATTTATTAATAGCATCAACATAATACTTCATTTGTTCCCGAAGCAGTTTAGCTAACTTTTTTTCGTATTCATCAATAAAAGCCTGCAAGCTCTCCGCTCCAGGCATATCTTCAGGAACACTATTCAAAATATCTTCATCTTCTTCTACAGATTTAATAATAAGACTAATTGAATTAAGTGCACGATCTAAAGCATTCACTTCTTACTCACTTCTTTCAACATATCTCTTACTTCTTCCATAGCATCACGTGTATCTTTTAAGAAATGAATTAGTTCTTGCTTTGCTGATTTTTCTAAAGGTACCATTCCGCTATCTATAGACTTATTAGTACTCTTATTAGCCCCTACAATCAATTGGAAAGGCTTTTCGTTAGCCCCTTCAAATGTTAATGGTTCTAATTCTTTGCCTAATATTTCTCCCGCTAAATCTCTCGGATCATTTGGCGTAATAGTTCCTGCGTTTATCAAAGGAATCAAGGCTTTTGCCTTCTCTACAGGATCAGAAGTACTCGGACCTTTTAACATTATAGAGACATAATGCAAACCTAATGATTGGCAAAATAACGTTGTAAATTTACCGGAAATGAGATTGCGTTGCGGGCCAAATACCTGTTCCTCAGTTACTTGTTTAGCTGTTTGGGCAGTTGCCTTATTATATTCTTGCGATTCTCCAGTATATAAAGGCGGCAAACGAAATGCAGAACGCAGCTTATCTCTAGTTTTTGTATCGTAATCTAAAAACAAAGCATCTTGTTGAAGCATGTCGGCTAATGATTTAATTTGCACTTTAACAGGCTTAACATCCTCTTCACCTGCATAACTTTCTGTTTCAATCCCTTCAGCTTCTAACAACATAAACTTATGAGAATTATCTACTCCTTGCACACCACTCATATACTGCTGTATCTCTTGATAAGACTGTTTCGTCAATTGACCATTCTCTACAATAACAGCAGCAGGAACATGTCTACCGTTTTTAAAATAATAATAGTTCAATTCTTCTGCTTTTCTAGCTCCAAATATTGAAATTAAATGACCTAAGTATCTCGGTTTCCCATATGCTCCAGGTCCATTTTTTAGATGAATAATTTCGTTCGCTTCATCAACTCCGTTATGGTCACTAGTGAACTCGCCGGTAACTTTATTCATGAAACGCGGATCACCATAATCTTTAAAAAATGACCTTTTATCATTTGAAATCTGTACATACTTACGAAATCTTTTTGGAACTGGAACTGTTATTAGTTGATTATTCTCCATAACAGTAACTTCTGTTTCCACAATATCAGTTAATTTTGTTACACGCATATTTACACAATCTACATATTCAATAGCGCACGGATCACCTATACCATTACGAATCACTTCTAGATAACCATTTCCAGTTTTCTCTCTATCTGCTAAAGCCCACTCTATAATAGTCTCAGGGATTTCGTCGAAACTTAGATATTTTAAGAAGAAACGTAGTTTTTCCCATTCTTCATCCGCTTTTTTCTGTTTCGATTTATCGACCGCTCTATAATCAAACGAATAGTTAGGAACCATTCCAAAACTTACAATATTAGCAGCATACGCTTCTACACATTGCTGTAAAATAGTTGAGTTTTCAGCCACCAATTTTAACTCTCTTATGTTATAAGGTGGCCTAATAATACCGTCATTTTCATATGCGTTTTCAAAAGGATCATCATATATTTGCTGTGACGTAGCAGATATACCGCTAACTTTAACTACCTGTGCTCTCATTTGGTTCGTCATGTTTTACCCCCCTCTCTCTATCTTTTCGTTTCCTCTCTGGACGAGAAGACCTTTTCTGCTTTTTATAAAGTGGAGCAAATGCCATTACCACCGCTTCTGCTCTATCCGGAGATTTTAAACCTCTATCTTTCATAGTCTTTTTACTCTCGATTTGAATACGTCCATCACTAGTGATTGAGTATTTACGAACAGATAGTTGCGCTATTAAATCCTCATCATCCGGAAGCTGAACATTTTCTAAACATTCATCTCTGAAATGACCATACATTAAACTGACAATACCAGCGTAGTCAGCATTACCCTTAGAAGCGAAATTAATTGGTATAACATCGATAGGATAATCATGCTCTTCTACGACTTCTTTCAATCGGTCCGTTACCCCACCACCGACACCAGTATCATCTATTCGAACAGGAATTCGTTTACCTGTTTTTTTGCACCATAAGAAATACTTCTTTGCTTCTTTTAAAATTAAACCTGTGACATACATCGTATCCCGTTGATGATGAATTTGCAGTGGCAGCACCTTCCAACCTCTTCTAGTTGCTATTACAGTTTCATCCGAGCCGAAACGCGCAACATCACAAGAAATCTCTACAACTGCACTGTCAGGAATAACTTCTTTGACAACGGATTCCTCATTCTCATTAATTTCAACTGTATACACTTCTCTCATACGTGCTGCCTCTGCAGTTTCTAAAGAAATAAATGCATCAGCCTCACCACGAGGAAATTCACCTTCTACACGAACCCGATATACATCAGAACCTTCCCCATACTTTTTCTTAAGCATTTCAATGTTCTTTTTACTCGTTCGCGGTGAATCTTCACTAGATACTTTATGAGACTTATATAGTGCTCTATCTTTATTATGAGAATCAAAAAATACCCCACTAGTTTTAGTCGGGTTTCCACACATAAACAGCTTATTTTCTGAACCTGATAATGTACCGAGAATCGCTTCCATAATATCATCAGCTATACCTGAAGCTTCATCTGCAATAAATAGCATGTAATCTTCATGGAAACCTTGCATATTTTCAGGACGTGTAGCCGTTTTTGCAGTAGCAAACCAACGATCTTCATAACCTTTCATATAAATCTTGGTTTTCGTCCATTTTAGCAGGTCTTTCACTTGAGAATTGTTAAGCCATTTTGCAATTTCGGCCCACAGAACGTCATATAATTGTTGTTTTGTAGGAGCAGTACATATAATTTTCGGATACGGTCTACAGCAGAGGAACCAAATGCAGATCCAGGACTCCATTGCAGTTTTCCCTACCCCTTGACCAGAACGAACACTCACATGCGAATGATTCGCTATGTCATTAAGTACTTCTTTTTGCCAAGGATCAGGTTCAACTCCAAGAATATCTTCTACAAACGCCACCGGATCATCTACATATATTTCTAGTAACTGCGTAATGATGTCCTGCAGCACTTCCTCTTCTGTAGGCAAACCATTAAAATCTATCACTGTTTATTTCCTCAATAATACTTTTCTTGGCATACAAGTTTCATAAGGCGCAATTACACCTTCGTTTTCTAAGCGTTCTATAATATACGCTGCTACTACATGTCCTACTTGAAATTCCCGGTCTATTTCATAAAGCGAAATCGTTTTTGAGCGCATGACGAACCTTTTAACCTTTTCATAGTAACGATTTACTAAAGTATCAATGCTTATTGCTTTAATCATTTTATGAACCTCCCACTTGCTATTCTTTTTCAGGAGTACCCATATCAACAACCTGAATATCCGAATACGCTCTAAGAATCGCAATAACTTCTTCTTCCCAGTCATCCAGATTGATATACAGTATTAACTTTTGTTTCGAATCATTTCCCCAACCGAACCAACGTTTAATTTGATCTAGAATACCATACGCTAATGACGATTTACTTTTTTCAAATAAACCATTCACAACGTGATATGTGGTTATCTTATCTTCACCGTAATAAATATGACATCCTACCGCAGTCTCATCTTTACAAAAATCTAATCTAACCTCTAAACTTCCACCTTCACGTGAATTATCGATATATTCTTCTATTTCCTTAAATAAGGCTGATACTTTCACATTAATAACATCTGGTAGCTCCAGATATTCTTTGTGACTTTTCTCTTGTCCTAATACCGTTTCTTTCAAAGTTACATCTGCCGAGTACCGCTTCCCAAAAAATATATCCGATAAATTACTTTTATCGTTAATACTTGAGACTTTAACCTTCATGATTAAATCATCCCTTTCAAAATTATAATTGCGTGTAATTTATATTACACGCTATAATATAAATAATAGCTGACATAACAATGCAGGTTTACCAATCATATGCCTGCATTTATCTACCATAAAATATGGCGTGTAATTAAAAGGAGTGTTTTTATGCATATACTAGATTCATTTATCAATTACGAAAAAGAACATGGAAAAAGCCCCGAAACAATTCGTGGCTACCATTACAAGCTGCTTCACTTCGAAAAATGGCTAGGAGCAGTTGAAACTGATCTATATAATTTTTCTCGTTCTGATGTTCAGCAATACTTAGATGACCTTACTTCACAAAAGAAAAGTGCATCTACCATTAATGGCCATTATGCTGCAATTAGAGCATTCTCTCAGTTCGCTAAGAAAACAGATTGTATTAAAGATATTCGTATAGTTAAAGCACCTAACTTATACCGTGAAGCTCCTGTTGCATTAGAACGAAAAGAAGTACTTCGTATTATGAGAGAAGTGGACCGTAGCGGTAACAAACGCGATAAGGCCATTCTCCTAACTTGTATTTATGCAGGAATTCGAATTGCAGAGTTAGTTGCCCTGGATATAGACGATGTTAAACTTTCTGAAAGACAAGGAACTATTCGAGTACGTCAAGGTAAAGGAAATAAAGAGCGCATCATCCCATTACATAAAGAAGCACGTTATGCTATTGCAGACTACTTAAAGTCTAGAGAAAGTACAGCAGAAGCTCTCTTCCTAAGTAACAGACAAACCAGAATTAGTAAAAGACGGGTTCAGCACATTTGCAATGATTACGGAGTAAATCCTCACCAATTCAGACATACATTTGTTACTGATCTCGTTGATGCTGGTATTGATGATAAAACTATTCAAACCTTAACAGGACATGAAAGTCCTGCAATGATTACTCGTTATCGTAGCGTCAGACCAGAAGACAAGCAAAACGCAATCGAAGCGTTGTATAGGGACCGTGATTAAGCGACTAGGATTCTTTCCTTTTCGCTTTTCTTTTTGCAAAGATATTTTCCAAACTTCCTGCCCATGCTTTTGTCTGTTGCTGTTGATTTCCTGTACTGCCTTTTTCCTTTTCCCATTTTTCTTCTAAAATAGCAAGCTTTCTTTCTTCTATTTCCAATTTACGAGGCGTAATATTGGCCATTGAATCCAATTTTTCAACTGCTTTTAATTTTTTATCCTGAATTCGTGTTAAAGCTTCTTCATGCGCTAAAACAGCAGCAATACGGTCACCTTCAGTTTCTTCTATAGATTGCTCAACCATTTCGTAATCCGTAATAGTCATTGTTCTATATTCATCACTCAATAGATTTTCTACCTTTATTTCTCTTTCTATAGGAGTGCGCGCTGTTAAAGTGCGTTTCTGAACAGGTGTTAAACCTTCACGTATTGCCTTTATACGCTTCATGATAAACATTTCTCGATAAGTATAGAGCTGGATCGCATCGATAAGCTCTTGTATTGGATCAATCTCCTCGATTTGGAGCAGTTGCTTCTCATCTTCATCCAAGGCATCTTGCCATAGGCTGCGATACTCTCCAGTTCTTACTGCATTACCATTACGTAATGGAGCAGCACCACCTTTATTACCAACGGCATTTTTATTACCTAAAGGAGCTGAACCTCCCTTATTACCAACGGCATTTTTATTGCCTGGCTGAGCCCCTTTAGGTTTAGGAGCGTTCCTTTTTCTAATAGGAGCGCTCTCTTTGGATTTAGGAGCGTTCCCTTTTAGTTCTTCCTCTAATTCTTCTTCCCAATTATCTTGGGATTTCCATTTTCGAATTGTATTAGCAGGTACTCCAATTTGTTTTGCAATATCTACTAATTTGTTTTCCTTACCGCTTTTTTCATTATCTATCCATATTTTTTTTGCCTGATTCCGTCTAGGATCTCTTTTTCTAGCCATCTCTCATCTCACCACCTCCTCACCGGCATTCGAGTTTGAGTTTGTTTCCTCGAATTCATTCGACAGAACGTACTAATCTTATCTCTGGTCTCTCATTTTATATCGTTATTACTTAAATTTCGTAAATAAAAAAGAGCCCTATCAATTAGAGCTCCCTTTTTCATTCTTATTATATTAATTTGAGATTTTGTACCTCTTTGAATCAATATCATTTAATCATTCAAACCAGATATTAATTCAAAGAGAGACAAAAGTCTCTCTCTGTTAGTTGAAGATCTTGTGCCAGAAACGTTGTTAAAGACGAAATAACTTTGTGAGTAGTTACATATAAACCAACAGGTGAAAGCGATAATGAATTTGAATTTACCTTATACACTCTTTATTAGAAATCAAGAACGTAAATTCATTCAATTCGCAACCACCATTTTGATCCATATAATTCGTAAAGTCTAGTATACATTCCTGAATGGGATTTCATGTTGCTACATCAGCTTCTACACCGATATAGCAACAAAGAGAAATAATACAATGGCATTTTGTATCATGTGAGAGCAAGAAGCGGACACTCTTGCTCTCAATAGGATACAAAATAAAAATCCCTTTTTGAAAAAGGAGCCTCGTTATGAAGCTCCTCACCTGTTTTTCGTACCTTCGCATAATATAGGGACCAGATGGAGTTGAGGGTACAGGCTGACGCACCCTCCATATACTCTTTTAGAATATATTAGATAAAAGAATATATGGAGAGGCATGTGAGCGCTCAATTAAACTAAATGCCACATCCTCAGAGGTCACGGAGGGTAACAAGTCTAAAACACTTTGTCTGCTTAAGATATTTTTCTCTACAATAACATAATACCACATCCACAATGTATTCTTTAAGCATATTTTATGCAATTTATCTGCTTCTTTACTGCAAATAAAAAACACCCCGTCTATTCTGGAGTGTTTTTATCCTTATTTAGATACTTTAATTCACGCAAATGTATTGCTAATTTATAAAACGCATCGGATTGTATATTATAAAATGTGCGTTCTGATACATCCAGAAACTCCTCACAAATCTCTTTATCTATGTAATCCTCAAAATCGAGGTATTTTTTCACAATTAATGTTCTTTCCCTTTTATTAAGTCTATTTACCGCACGCATTATTTTACCCATAAAAGCTGTACGTTTCTCATTTATCTCCATGTTACGAATAACCGTATCTTCCGTGCTGCTATGAAACGAATTCGTAAACGTCGGTGGAGCAATATTATAACTTGGCGTAATCTTGGGTAAATTTTCTTCTTCCATTTCATACATATATTCTTTGTATTGATATAGTTTAGCTTCTACTGCTTCTTTTGTGGCATCTCTATCAACCTCTTTTAACGCTGAGGAGATTGATTTCTTCTTTCTTGTTCGTCCTATTTTCCCAGGTTCTTTTACGCTCATATTGTAATATTGCCCCTTTCTTACTATCTATCTAATTACTCTAATTGTTTTCCCACTACATCTCTGATTATAAGCTCCCATGAGATACTTAATATCATGTAACGTTAGCTTTTCTTGTTGATTATTCTTTTTATATTTCGTTCTCTTTTTACTAATCACTCCTGATTTCATACAGCTTACCTCTTTCCCCTTATGGAATTTTTAATTACATAGTGCTGCTGTATCTTCTTTTAATTCCGCATCTTCTCTTAAAGAGACTCAACTGTCTATAATCCCAGCCCCACATCTCTCTAATACTATTTTCGCTATGTCCTGCTGCAATTAATGTTTCAAATTCTTCTCCGGTATGAGTTGGCCGCTCTTGTCTAATTTTATTTAACTCTTCCTCATCTAGCTTGTACTCAATTACTTCACTAGAAATTCGATTTATATCTTTAGCAAAACGCATAGGACCTAATTTACGTGTAGATCTGGAACTTTTATAAAAAAGTGACATTACATACTCCCCCTTCTTCACTTCTTCCCACATTCTTTACCACCCTTGAATAAATCCATAAGCCTTGTCCATACTATAAATACATTTGAGTTCTGAACTTCCTTCTTAACGTTTTTCCGAAGAGCAGTTAGCTTTTTCTAGCTGCTCTTTTATTCATCCATTATTTCTCCAAACATAATGCTCGCTGTATAGTCGTAACAACGTTCGCATAACCACTCAGTACGAGCTGGACTGTAACGAACCATTGTCTTTTCTTCATCGCATACGTCACATGTTCCGACTTTGTCCTCATCCATATCCATTCCCCTTTTCTAGAAAATGAAATTTTTGTTTAGTTTTTTATTAACTCTGGGTCTTCATAGATATTCCCGATCACTTCAAATTCACTTTGATCTTCAACTACATGTGGTAAAAGCATTAATCTTCTTGTAGCATCTGTCTTTAACACAAACATTGTTTCTAACCAATCTATAACACCCTCAACTAACTCTGTATCTTCTACTGTTTCCTTACTGCAATCTGTATACGTAACTTTTTCCCATCGAACAATGTCACCTACATATATCATCTTGTTATTCTTATCTTTTAGCCCTGTCGAAGCATTTCGCGAAATAAAATTGAATATGTCCCCATTATCCTTAAAGTTTTTTAATGTTTGCTGAACAAATCCGTTATTTGCTCCTTCGATTTGCATGATAGAACTTTCTAACATAAGAAATGTTTCATCTTCTTCATTTTGAAAAATATGCCTAATCATAAAATTGTCGTCCATATTAATTCTCCTTTTCTATTAAAATGAAGTTTTTGTTCTAATTAAACAAGCTCATTTGCTCGGTTCTAAAATTCATAAACAATATTTCTTCTGATTCACATGCAACTCCGGATCCGCCGACAACTTGCTTATGAGCTTTGAATGTTTCTCTTTCCCAATTCGGATAGAGTTCGTGTAATAGCGGATCATCGTAATAAGATAAAATAACTTTCCCGTTTACTTTGTTTAATAAGCTGGCTAAATCTATATGGTCCTTCTTTGTAAATCCTCCAGCGTAGAACTTTTCACGACCGATATATGGAGGATCGACATAAAATAATGTCTCTTTGCTATCGTACTTCTCAATGATGCTTCTAAAATCTAATTGCTCTATCATTGTGCCCTGCATTCTCTTAGCAAACGATTCAATAATCGAGCAAGCACCTAAATATCCCCTTGCTGGATTTTGATTGCTTTTCGTACTGTTTCTCCAACCCGTCTGAGGTACTTCGTCAGCATTCCCTTTTGATATACCTGACCTATTGAGATAAAACCAACGAACCGCTTTTTCGAATGGATCTCGAGGTAAATGCTCTTTCTTCCAGCTTTCATACAGTTGCCTGCTATACGGTAGTGATTCACAAGCTTTTTGTAACTCTTTTGGATTGCTTCTTGCTACAAGTAAAAAGTTAACTACATTACCATCAATATCGTTATAAACTTCATGGCCAATTGGTGGCTTTTGTGAAATTACATGGGCAGCACCACCAAATGGCTCCACGTACACCTTATGAGCTGGCATCTTATTAATTATGTGTTCTGCATACTTTCCTTTTCCTCCAAACCAAATCAAAGGACTTCTGGCCATGTTCTTTTGCGCTCCTCTCATTTAGGGTTATATAGCATCCCTTTTTCTTTTAAACTCTTATAATTATCTTTACTTCTAATTCCGCATCTCACACATCCCCAATACCCTTTTCGATATTTGAGAACGTGTCCTTTCTTTCTACATTTCATCCTAAAAGGAAACTTCAAAAATAGGTTTAACAGTTGCAACATCAATTCACCTTTTCTAATAAAATAGCGTTTTGATTACAATTTATAATCATGTGCTGCCTGCCTTAAGAATTTTCTTACTGCGCTCTTCTCTCTTTCTTCTGGGTTAATTACAAGCTCAGTCACCTTGAACCCCAGTAATTCAGCACCTTCTATATTCCCTCTGAGCAAGTTGTGTAAATTATGACTATAATACTCATCCGTTACCTCAATCACTAATTCAAGCTTATGACCAGCAGGAAATGTAATCATGTTTGTAGCTGCTCTATATGTTTCATCTTCTTCCATTCGTTTATTGTGCCGACGTAGTTTTTCTTCAAATTCTTCAGATTTACTGATCTTTATCATTCCATCTCACCTTTCTCCCAACTAACTTTTATTAATATAACTCCATAAGTTATCAATCTTTTCGTTTTGTATATCCAGCATTTCCTTATAAGTATCTAAACGTTCTTTTGAGTGTTTTAAATCCAACTTCATACAAACGGTATGGCCAAACAAAATACCGATAATTATCCATAAAACTAACTCCATTACCTTCACCTCACTTCCATACAAGATAGCGTTTTTTATTAAAATTACGTCATCTTATCCATTTCTCACCTGGAAAATCTCTCTCATATATAAATTTACGAAGTTGGTTATCTGTCATTGTTTTTATGTCTGAAGGATTAATTTTGCATACGTTCCCTCTCATTGCTTCATATTTGATATACTCAGCCGCTGTCACTTCAAGCTCTTCTCTTGAAAATCTTCTCAAAACATCCTTTACTTCTTTAGTTTCTTGATCTGCACTCAATTTGACGCCCCCCTATCAAATAACGATTTTGTTTTAATTAATTCCTTGCAATGCTTGCATTAGCCCAAAAAACAGCTTCTTCAAGTTTTGTTAAAGCTAATGACTTTTCACGACTATTCGGGCATGATCCATCAATCAAATTTGCGAAATGTAAAGCTTCATTTCTAATATCTACAAACTTCTCTGTTTGTCCCTCTTTAGGCGGATGGTAAGTAAAATTCTTTTTAATTTGTTCTTTCATGATTTTTAGCTCCTTTTCCAAAATAAAGATTTTATTCAGTTTTACTCACCCAAACAGTAGTGCATGCCTGTAAAATACCTCGCATCTCTGTCTCCGTTAAACTGCCCACATAGTCTAGCTTTTGTTCTTGAGTTAAGTGGATACTACTTGTCACTTCATTAAATTCTCTAGATTTCTCAATTACATCCATTGCGTCCATCTCGATTTTTTGAGGCTTCACTTTTACCTCTTCATTAAACAGTGGTACGAAGTTTATTATTTTTACTGTTTTATAGTTATGTTTTTTACTAATCCGCCCTTCGATTTCTCTTATCCATTCAATACCGCTATATACTTCTGCAATGTTTATATGGTCATTACCATGTTCTAAATCGCTACCACTATTACGCTTATATACATAAGAAACCCAATAATCACATTTTGTCATTTTTCGTTTTTCATTCGCCATAATTACCCACCTTTAATTCAAATAAGAATTTTGTATTAAAGTAATACTGCTCCGCCCCATAATCCTAAAATGAAAAACAAAACTGCTACGGTAGCCATTAATCCACATATCTCTTTCAAATCCAACACCTCGATTTATACAAATTAACTATTTTGTTAGATTTTTCAGCAACTCTGGATTTTCAAATCTATTCCCTTTAATACGATTTAGATTTATTTCACTCCATAATTGCGTCCCATTATCTACCTCATTATCAATCCACCAGACACCCTCTTCTTGTTTAACTACTCCTGTAAATCCATTCCCTTCATCTATTCGGTCATAAAATTCTTGATCTACGACGTCTCCTTCGTAAATTTCATTACCTTTTGCATCCTTAATCCCCGTGTATTGAAGTAGTTCGACATCTTTTAGAGGAGAGATATACACCGCATAACAAATGCCATCAACTATATGGGCCAATTGCACTCTTTGTTTAGCAAAGTCTATGAATCCAACTTCATACATTTTTTCCATAACCTTGTCCCACGCCCGAAACTTAACACCTTCCATTTCTCATTCCCCTTTCCAACCAAATAACGCTTTTGTTTAGTTTTATAACGCTCGTTTTTCTCTTAACAATTGAATGTTATTTATAGTAACCGTATGAGCGCCACTTGCTTCTTTCAATATTTCCATTAAGTCTAAAACGTCTTTTTTGCTATTTAGTTTCGAGCGGCTAACAAATAAATACGTTCCTTCGGCAAATCCATTTCCGAGATGATTAGTGTAAGAAATTAAATACTCAAATCTACGCGGCTTCATTGTTCTCATTCCCATTCCTCATTTCTGTACAAAATTCAAATTTTGTTGGAGTCCAAATCCATTAGACTGACTATTCGGTTTAATATATACGCATTTTAAGCCAGGGCGAGGATTCCTTAGCTCTTTTTGCGCATTCTTCCCGTGTTAACACAGGAGTTGTTATCGCCTCTTCTACACTCCATTTTTGCTTTTTTATTCTGTCACGTGCCAACCTATAGCAAATCCCATTTAATGAGGCTATTTTCATTTGTTCATCATTTAACACTTTGTTTTGACATTTAGAATTAGCTTTCTCGGCTAACTCTAACGCCTGGTATTTATCTATAGGAGGTGTGGTTATTGCATCAATTACTCTCCAGTTTCTCTTTATTCTAGCTGTATATGTCGATCTAGATATCCCGTTTTTCAAAGCGATTTCCTTTACGTTTTTCCACCCTGTCGCATTATATCTAGATGGTTTAATCATCGCAGTTTCTTTATCCCAACCACAGTTCCTAATTCTACGATCTAGTAACTCACGACTAATCCCACGCTCAGCTGCTATTTCATATTCTTCTGGAGTGACATAATAGTCATATAGCGATTTCATAAAACACATCATCCCCTTTAAATTCAAAATGATGACTTACAAGTCCGCATTAACCTTAATATCCGTTATCTTGACGTAGATGGTTCACTTGATTTTTCTCTATATATGCACGTTCAATCTCTTCTAATTTGAAGCTTAGCATTTCTCCTAACCCTAAATAATGACTTAGCAAGACATCCGCATTTAATGGCGTTGGATCTTCTTTTAGCCGAACTGCTAATGAGTATATTTCTAAAAATTGCTCTGTTACATTGTCACAATAAATCGCTACCGGTAAGTTTACCTTCACTCCTGTATGGATACATAAACTAATCGCAAAATGTAACCCATCAACGTATTCTTCAAGAAGAGGATTTTTATCAACTACTAGATACCCTGCACATTTCTCGCAATAATACCAATGGTTTCCTAACCCATGTGTACCTAACTTTTCATCAACTGGCGGATTCCCTCTTCTGTATCCTTTTTTCGCACAATCAGGACAATTTTCTCTCACATAAGTTCTCGGTTTAGTGTTTTCACTCCAAAACTTAAATCCCCGCCATTCCTTCATACATTCTGCTACTTCATCGATGAATGCTAAAATTCTTGATTGAAACGTTCCTGCCCAACTAAGCTCTTTATCTTCTAAAACTCTTACATCAAACTCTTTTTGCATTTTAAACAACTTGGCAATGTTCATATGTCAACCTCTCCTTACACTCTTAATTTTTGCCACCGGTATTAATAAGCTGCATGCGATATAGCGAGCCTCGTGTTCATCTTTTGCGTTTTCGATAACACTAAGCGTCCCTTCCATTGGCGGCAGCTCATATACAATTATGAATGGATACATACAACACGACCTTCCTTCGCTTTACGACAATCCCTTACAACCTCTCCATTTTTACCGAAATAGATGATTTCCCAACGCGGATCAGCTTTACATTCATGTGGCATCCCATCATAAACAACTAACAAATCTGTTTTGTGATTCCCTACAATCGTGGCCATCTTCCCCGCTATTTCGACTCGCATTCCCATATAAGTAAACTCGATTTTTCTAAACTTACACATTCTCAAAAAATCTTTTTCCTTGCTATAAAATTGCTCCAGATTATCTAACCCAATGTATTCACACGTTGCCATCCTTTTAAAATCTGGGTACGGCATGTTTGTCTTATGTAACTTGAATTCTTTATAGAACATTGATAAAGCTTGCGCTTCCGAATGGGCTGTAACCTCCGATTCATGATGCTTACTATTTAATTGGATAGATAATCGATAGCGATACTGTACAGTCATCTATGTCTCCCCCTTATTTTGTATATCCTTTTCTTTTAAAAGGAGTGTCAACTCAGAAACGTTTAGTTCCCAAAGTTGACGGTTTCCTTTTTTAAAAATGCCTATATTTATGAGCTGTTCTATGATGCATTGCTTGTCCATTATCCTTATAGGTCAACCCTGTCTTCTGCTAAATAACGAAGAGTTAGTTCTGCTGCAGATCGAGAGGCAGATAAATATCCATCCTCCTCATTCCCATCCTTATCAGTCTCTTTTTCCACTCGAACTACATATCCGGATTTGTCTACTGCTATGTCAAATGGCATAAATTGATTGAATTTTCTGTTATTTTTAATAAATGCTGCAGCACGTCGCAATGCTTTTGCCTCATCTTCTGTTGCAACTCGTACATCAAACAGGTCCATCGTCACCTTCCCACCATCATCATGATCATACTTACCTAATTTGAACTCGATGGCATAAGCGTATTCAATTTCACTTCCTTCAACTCCGCTGCATTTAGCGATCCATTTCACATCTTTATTTTCGAATACAACATAATCATTTTTCCGGATAACTGGCGCTTCAACTTCATAACCATATTCAATTGCTCTTGCAAGTTTTATAAGATTACCTTTTTCAAATAACCAACTTGTTTTAAACAATTCATTCGCTTGCTTATCTAATATCTCCCACATAGCATTTGGAGCACTTGAATATTGTTTCAAACCAAGAATATCAGCAATTTCTTTAGGTATTTTTACAGGTGGCTCTTTAACCGCATCTATATTTTTTTCATGAATAATGGCTATACCTTCCTCCCTAGCAATAGCCCACATACCAGATTCTTTTATTTCTGCAAGTACGATCCCTAAAATACGATTACATCCACATGTACATTTCACTTCTTGTTTAAATTCAAATTTTTTCATTTTATTTTCCCCTCTCGTTATCTAAGATATTGTTCTACTCTCAATGGTTCGAAACCGCTATCTAAGTAAATCCGTAATTCTACCGCAGTTCCTCGATCACGCATCTCCTTACACAACTCTACTGCTTTTTCCCAACTAAAATCTTTTGCTTTTGATCTCTGATATCGCCATAAAGCAGTTGTATAATCTACAAACAAATCAAACCTATTGTCAGGTCCTTCTTTTTTCACTGCTTTTTTAGGAAGCTCGTCTATGTCTTTGGCGTTTTTGGGTATCTTTGCTAAAATATCAGCGAAACTCACTTTCCCTTTCCGCTGCTTCACATGAGCCTTCCGAGCTTCAAATTTTACAATTCCCGGTTCTACATCGAATATATTTAGCTGCTTATTCACCACATCACCACCTATTCAACAGCACTATTACATTGATAACTTATTAATCTCAGCAGCCACTTCTTGCAATGCTTTTGGACTTAAAATTAACTTCCCTCCAGCCAAAATATAATTTTCCTGACTAATTTCGCCTGTTAACTGACATGCATACGCAGGTCTATACTTCCTTAAAACAATCTCATCTTCATTTAGTAAGAATTCAATTGGCTCAGTAATATCAATTTCTAGGGCACTACGAAGTTCCATCGGTATAACCAGACGTCCTAACTTATCAACTTTCCGTGCGATACCTGTATCTTGCAGCTTTCTAACAACCACGTTTTCTCCATCTCTAAATACCTCTACATAATCCCCATCTGCAATTTCAAGTGTACGTCTTAGTTCCTTAGGAATAACTATTCGGCCTAATCTATCCATACTTCTTACAATACCTGTTGTTCTCATTTTCATTTCTCCCTTAACTTATATTTTTGTATTCTTCACTTCATCACCATCTCACCAAGTTTAAAAATCAAACAGAGATAGTTGTTCTATCAATTCATTTTCTGTAGCATCCTTCATTACTTCTAAAACTACAGGATCTGCCTTTTCCTCAGATACCACTGGCACTCCACCATCAAACTGCCGCCAATTTACAAAACACTCCCTAAGATGGCATCCCAAAAACTTCCCATCACCAACCCGATATATATAGCAAGTATTACTGGATTCGCTATTTGAATATTTACTTCTACTCAGGAGATAACTTTGACCCACTTTCAAATTAAGAGTTTCAACTGTACTTTCTGCTAATACAACTGCGTCATCTTGTAATTCAATTTGCGAAGCAACAGGATCACCATTAGGTCCTTGTTTTATATGTTCAATGCCTACTCTTTTGATGTAATGCCCGTCTGAATCCGGCTGCTCCATCTGCAATTGAATACCAAACATCTCACCAGGAATGATAAATTGCACTGATCCCCATCCACTAAAAAGCAAATCTTCTACATAAATCCGATCCCCTTCAGCTATCATGCGAATTCCTCCTAGTTAACTTGTGGTAGTGAAGCAAGGTAATCTAGAGCAATTCCTCGCCCCGGACCACATCGGATGCAATTTTCTACAAAATATTGATAAGGAATACTCTTCCTACCACCTTGCACCGATTCCGACCACCATTCGGCTAATTGATCAAACATTAATATGTAATGCTCTTGATATATCGAAAACTCAATCAAAAGGAAACTGACTCCTTTTTGCTGTTGATGTTTTCGTAAATATGATATTTGATGACTTTTCACATTTTTTAGCGGAAAATTCGTTTTATTCATCGAACTTTTGGCATCAAATGCAATTGACACTCCATTTGTAAGCCCTTTGTAATCGACAGTACTTTTATGATCGTACCAACCATTCTCTATTTGCCCACGCTGATCTAATTTCTTAACTTTTACAGGTGTGGCAACTTTATCGATTAAGGCGATTCCCCTGGCATCGTACTGTGCATTGGCCGTTCCAATCGCTATTTCTAAAGCATTTCCTCTATTTGCATAATTTGTTGCTCTTTTCACCATCTCACCACCTATTTACCATGATTGAATTTATCGTTATATAAATTTGTTAATTGTTCGTCGGAGCATGAATAGTAACTATAGTTACTATTCATAAAAAGCAGAGTAATCATTTCCTCTCTCGTCATTCAGACTCCCACCCTTCAAATCGGATTCAAGAACATAATCAGTAATCTCCAGCTCTATTGCATCGTGCATTACGTTCCCTCCTTTCTAACTCTCTTATCGCTTCTGCTTTAACCTTACTTTCGCATGATTCAAAACGAATAATTTGGTATAGCTGACTTAGTGTTGCAGTTCCCACTTAAAGCGCCTCCTATGTATTCACTAAGAATATGTTGCTTTAAGCATAAAATTACTTCAAAAAAAATTTAACATCTATATCTAATATATCCGCTATAGAAGTGGCTACTCGTAAGCTAGGTGTCTTAGAGAGAACCTCAATACCTGCATAGTAACTTCTATTAATGCCAACCATTTCAGCTATTTCCCATTGTTTTAAATCTTTGTTCTTTCTCGCAGTTTTGATAAGGAGAACTTTCTCATTCTTGTCCATATATCTCCCTCGCTTTTTGTATGCTATAAGCAACATTTTCAAATTGATTATATACCATGTATTGGCATAAAACAACCACTTTATGTATTTTTACATATTTTTTCATGGAAAAATAAACGTAATGTTGCAATTAGAAGACAAAAAGAAGATAATAGGCACATGGGCATAAAATGTGAAAGGAGATGCAGATGTGAATAATACAGACAAAGATAAGCACTCAATCTCTCAAAACTCCGATCAACACGTTGATTTTAGCGAAGATAGAAAAGCGGAAAAGGAAAAAGGTTTTATACCTTCGAGAGTACGATATCTAAGAAAAAAACATAAATTAAAAGTAGATGAAATTTGTAAATATGTAGATGTAGCAAGAAGTACATATACAAACTACGAACAAGGACATCGAACTCCACCGCCTGATAAAATGGCTAAATTGGCAGAAATATTAAAAACTACGCCGAATTATCTAAGCGGGTATTCAGATATAGAAGAACCTTTAAACGATAACTTACGAGCTATACTAGCAGCTACAAATCTAAATTGGGACGGACAAAAATTAACTTCGCAACAGAAAGAACAAATTGCAAATATAATAAGTGGGTATTTCCAAACCATCTCAACGAAATGAAAGAAACCGCATGATTTCCTCATGCGGTTTCTTTCATATATTTTTCAATTTTTTTATATAATCCTGCAGGTATATCACCTGTTACTAGACATTCAGATAAAACGTTATGTAAATCGACCTCTTTTTGTTTTCCATCTTGATTAGCAGCTGCGTTACTTATCGCATTGATTATCTTTTCCATTACTTCAAATCCCCCTTGTTTTTTTAAAAAGTTTAGCGTTTTTCTTTTTATAAAAAACTTAAACATCCCTTGAAACACTGAATGACACCGCTATATACGGTGTCATTCAAAGAATTACTATTTAGCCTACTGACCCTCCTGGATCAGCCATGTAGTAGACTTGTTTATTACTTTCTTGTTTTGAAGCTTTTTCTGCGCTTGCATTTCCTGCTACCGCCATAGTTACGGATAGCGCAATCAACGCTGCTAGTACTTTTTTCATTCTGTTCACCTCTACCCAAGATTGGAAAATATATAAATAAATTGAAAATAATATATTCTTATTGTAACATTAAGTCCGGAATTTTCAACATAAATGTTAAGGTAATTATAGATAACCCTTTATAAAACGCTTAGGTATCTGTGCGTAGAACTTATTCCCATGTTGCTCAAAGCATAGAACTGATTGTAGGAAATAGTACTCTTCACCCGTGGCCAAGCCCATGTAATACCATTGGAACCCCGTCCATGAACCTTTATCTTTTTTGATATCATTAAGTATTTGAATTCCTTCTTCAATATTCCCTCTTTTGATTGCTAAATGTGCTTTTTCTCCCAAATCCGCAGGGTTAATTTTATCCAAATCTATTTCATAATTTATTTGGATAAAGTCTAATGTTTGCTGGCACTCTTCAATTTTATCATTAAATCTATCTGTATTTTCATTTTTCAGAATTTCAATCGCTTTTTGTACTAGCACCTGACTTATAAATACATCCTCAAACATATAAGAAATCCCAAGAAATTCATATATGGATGCTAAAAATCGTGGAAACTCTTTCGAAATTTCCTTTTGAATAACTCCTTGCCCAATTTCTCTTACAATTTCAATATTATTATCCATGAGGTTCGCCACTAGTTGTAATTCTTTCATTCGGATATCACATGCATCTTTAAAATAGCCTGCTTTTAAACTTTCTACGGTTGGTTCTTCTTCGCTTTGATCTTCCAGTACATCTTGTTTGTTTTCTACATAAGGTACCGTTTTTATTAGACTAGTGAATTCTTGCATATCAGAAAACGAGTACATTAGTATAATCGATTTTAAAACTTTCATTTCAGCATAGGTACTCTTAATTGTGCTCTTTGATAGGGTTTTAAACAATTCTTTTCCCACGAGCTTCCCTTGCGCACGCTCACTGAGAAACTCGTAATGTAAGGACCATTCTTTCACCATTTTACTGCTAAAAGATTTACCCCTAGTAACTACAGCATTTAACAATTCAATATTACTTTGTGAACTAGCAAATTCCATTGCGATGCACAAGTTCAACGGTTTAGATGTAGCTTCGCAAAACCTTAACATATATTCTTGTACTAATGATTCTTCTTCATACACATAACGAACAAGCTTCACAAAATTTATAAAGCTAATCTTTGTTGCCCCACTAAAATACTGACTCACTAAGCCACTAGATACGTTTAATTTATCTTTCACTTGATTACTGGTAATCCCTTTTTTCTTCATGTCCGAATGTATTTCAATCAAAAGTGACAATGTATCCATAGAAAACCTCACTCTCCTATACACTTACTCCTGGGGTTAAGCTCCTAAAGAGAGTATAACCTATATTTGTTAAAATTCAAACAAAATATGAAAAACACTAAACATGTATAGTATAATTTATTTAACTAAACGAGGGTAAGGAGTAATATAGAATGGGACGAATTCACTTCACGTTAGAAAAAACGCTAAACGAATTAGATATATCACCGTACCGTCTTTCCGTTATTTCTACTGTAAGAAGCAATACAATTGCTGACATGGTAAGCAACCAAAGTAGCCGCATTAATATCTCTACATTAGAATTAATCATTACAGCGTTAAATAAAATATCCGCAGAACAAGGTTCGTCACGAAAGTTTAATGTTGCAGATGTATTCATTTATGTTGACTAACTTACTTCATTTTAACAAAGATACGAGAAAAACAGAACACTTGTTCCTTAAAATTTATATTTTTTTTTGAAGCGTATGAAGAAGAGGGTCTCATGACTCTCTTTTTTGTATTTTCAGACGCTGTAACCGCTGTACTTACTGTCTTTTGATTATATAGTACCTACCATCTATTTCCGTTTCTAGAGGTAAAATATTCTTCAATATACAATAAATAGTAGAAATATAGGGATTTTTCTCACTTTAACTCTAATATGCAATATTACATATACATTATATGTAATATAAACAACATATTACCTATATCTAATGAAGTCTATACGTGTTAAGATACGCAGGTATGGACTGTTATATCGCTAATGCCATTGCTACTAACAGTCCATCACCCTATTTTTTTTTTTTTTTGAGTGCGAACTCAAATCGTGGCCATGTGTCACTCCCCTTAATAATCTAGTTAAGGGGTTTTTTATATTTCAATTGAATATATGCTTTATCGCAGATAAATAAAAAAGAGAGGATATCTATTAGATAATCCTCTCTTTTCGAGTTACAGACGTTGCTAAAAGCATACATCTTGCTATATACTGTTCATATAAAAATTCATGGCATGATTGGTCAATTATACATTTAACCTAGGCTTACTACTTAGTTCGCCCCTTCTTTTTTCAACAAAATTCTGCTATGATGGATGCTAGATACATATAAAATTCAACAAAACTTTTAAAATAAAAAAGAAAAAACCCCGGCATACAGTTTTCGATGGTAGAGCGGCCAACTCAAAACACCAGAGAAAACTCGGAACAGCAGAGGCTATGTCTTACGTATTCAAATGTGTTGTTATCTATAACGATATTATCACATTTTGAAAAAATCGTCTAGATATAACCTTTAGTTTGCTGTACCCATTTTTACCGGGGAACAAACTGGAGGTTTTTTTATGTCTAAAAATAAGCAAGGTAACAAAATATCTGGAAAACAAGCTACTAAAGATGCCTACATTAAATTTTTTGAATTCCTCATGTTCGATCAAAATTATCGTACATTATCACCCAACGCAAAAATTCTATATTCTTTTTTAAGAAATAAAATTAACTACTTCGCAAATATTACTACAGCAACTGAACTAGCGGTGGAAGAAGCGGCTGCTAACGGGGAAACATTAAAAGGTACTAAGTCCTATAGAGATAGTGACGGTTATATATATTGTATTGCGGACAATACAGAACTAGAGTATTTGCTTAATGTTGCAGAATCTACTGTAACTCGTATAAAAGCAGAGTTGCATATTGCTGGACTATTACTTGAAGTTCCTACTAAAAATAAAGCTAATCGCCTTTACCCATTAGAGCCTAGCTTAGATGACTTACAGGAAAAATGGGAATATATACAGGAAATTAACGAACTACGTGAAAAGAAACAGAAAGCTGCAGCAGAGCGAGCACAAAAACATGCAGAGAAAAAAAGAAAAGCTGCAGCAGAGAAGAAAGCACAAAAACTAGCTGAGAAGCAGAAAAAAATTAGTAACAAGCAAAATGAAAGTTACAGTAACAAGCAAAATGAAAGTTACGGTAACAAGCAAAATGAAAGTAAATTAGAACTTAATCTTTCTAAATTAGAACCTAATATTTCTAAATTAAAACCTAAATATCAATCTATCCTTAATAGATTAAATAATACTGATTTACATGATTCTACTAAAATTATTGTTCAAAAAAATATTGATAGATTGAGTGATGATAAATTAAATATCATTGTAGAATTATTTGAATTATATAAAGTAGCGATGTCAGAGGTTACTTTTAATGCAGTACTTTCTCGTGTATTAAAATCTCAAATAAAAACGAATTTCCGTGGATTTTTAGAGAAATCCTTAAAAACAGAAATATCAAGTGATACCATCACACCAAAAAGCATACCATCACGTACAGAAATGAGCCCTGACTGGTTACATGAGCAGGAAGCAGCTGCTACTAGTACTAAACAAAATCGTCCTATAGGGCAAAAAGATATAGATGAATTAAAAGAATATCTGTTGCAAAAAGCTAATGACTTGCAAAAGGAAATTAATGTATCTGAATTGACAGTAGAGAACTTTAACACATTTGGAACATATATGAACATGGGATTTACTCTACAAGAAACAGCAAAAATTTTAAGAGAATCTCCTTTAATGAAATCGTAAAATAAAAGTATTATCTAAAAAACAGGTACGGTAATACGCTTATTTTGTATGCCTAAAGCAGACTATAAGTATCTCTACCCATATGCTAAGATTGTAATAATACTATATGGGAGGTCTATTACTTATGGGCTTATTCAGTACTAAAAATCCTAAAACAGTAACAGATACAGAATTTTCTTGGAAAGATAATAAAATTAAAATTACAGATAGATATGTAGAATCCTCAGGTCTAATTAATTTTGTTCGTGTTCCTAAAAAACACATTGAAACAGTTACATATGAAATTAAGACTGGGAAAGTAGCTATGTCAGTAGATATAAGTCTTATCGGAAAAGGTGTAGTGCTGGGAACTATCGCTGTAGGTATTGATTTAAAAGAAGAAGTTCAAGACTGGTTATTAGAAAAACTGAATTTATTCTAGGGCAATTGTATGTTTACAGCCGTTATAATATATTTTAAAATAACAGTGATTGCATCCATAACTAGAATACAGACTGCGCCAACAGACTGTATTAAATCGTAGTACGCCAATATTACAAGAGCCCTATTGTATTTATTACAGTAGGGCTCTATTTTTACCCTTTTTGTTAACTAATTGCAACCTTTTAGCAAGACATTGGCCGCGCACGTCGAATTAGTACTGGTGAGGTGATGGTGTGGTGATGAAAGAATGGTATTCCATACAAGATGCAGCTGATACGTTAGGGATTAGTCATACTTCGATTTCAAGGTATTTACACACGTATCCGGATTTTTTTAAAGTGAAATTAGTAGGTAGAAAGAAAATGATCTTTAGTGAAGGACTACCAATACTAAAAAAGATAAAAGATTTATATGCAAGTGGTGTACAAACGCACGAGATATTAGAACAGTTGCAAGGTTCTATGCCCGTTTACCATGATGCAGAGGATGCTGGTGAAGTGGTGAATAATTTTTCAGTAGCACAGATAGAGCCATTTCTGAAAAATTTAGAAACAATAATTAGTCAGCAAAGCAGTTTATACGAACAAAACACTCTATTAGCTGAACAAGTTATCAAATCTGATCAACGCGCAGAAAAAATTCACGAGCAATTACAACAATCTGATAAGCGAAATCAGGAACTCCAGGGACAGCTGCAAGAACTTACTGAAAAAATGGATACACTCATAAAGTTCCAGGAAGCAGCTGCCACTGCAGAAAAACAACCGTGGTACAAACGAATACTAAAATAAGTAAAGCAGCAGGAATCCCTTGTGGACGTCTTGTTGTTTTTCTTTCATCAATAGTGGTACACGATTTTTAAAAAATGGAGATGATATTTTTGACTTGGGACCAGTCGATAAATGAATTCCTGTTGTATATGCAAGGAAATGGCCGTAAATTGTCTACTATGCACCGATATAGATATGACTTAGTATTATTTGCTTGCTGGATAGAAAATAGCGAAGACGCTCTAACACGCCCCTTCAGACGAAATATAACTACAGGCCAATTGAACCAACATTTACATTCTGCAAAGACGACCAGGAATTGCTCGCCTGCTTCGCTAAAAAGGTTGAGCGGTGTAATTGTAAACTTCCTAGATTATCATGGTATCTTCCTGGAATCGGTAGATCGTGGAAAACAGGATTTATTACAACTAAGAAACTTTGCCTCTGATACAGAAATTCATCGCTTGCTGCAAACCGTGAAAAGTTTCGAGGGCTTAACTCCCTACCAAATAACCGGAAGAAAATATATTATGAATCGCAATCTATTTTTAGTGCATCTAATGCTCTACTACGGATTTAGTATTCATGATCTCACCAACCTAACTATGCAAGATATCAATTTCGGCCAAGGCGTATTATTCCCTGTATCTTCAGGTGGTGTTAAACGGGCAATCCCTTTGAATGCTGCAGATCGTGAATTACTCTTGGCTACATACAGAGACATTCCGGAAGCCGTGCAGCCGCGCCAAAATACAAATGATCCGTTTTTTGTAACGTTTCACCATGCGACAAGTACATTTCAGTGGGATTACGGTACAGAATCCCCAAAGAAACTAACGAAAATTGCCATTCAACGTATGATCCAGAAAGAGATTAAACGTGCAGGTATTCACCACCTCTCCCCCACCACACTACGTAACCGTCACATATTAGATTCGTTACGCGATGGAGTTAACTTTGCGGAGATAAAAGTCCTGCTCGGTATGAAGAGCATTGAAGCTATGCACCGATATGTTGTTTTTGAACGTTCATTCACTGTTGTTAGTGGCTATGAGCGGTTGTGGAGAAGTTAACATGATAAAAGAAGCATCGTTATAAGATGCTTCTTTTATTTTTGTTCACTAGTGGTGTTTAAGTAGGGTTAATTTCATTTTATTCTTGCATTCACGGTTAATTATGGTAAAATTACCTTATAAGTGGTGTTAAAACCCTACTTGTTAATTTAGGAGGATGAAAAATGAGTGTATTAAACGTCTTGAACATTTCAAGGTTTAATGGTGATTTCGGAAATAGTAATAACAATTTTATGGTGAATGGTTACTATTTTGAGATGCCAACAAACGTTGCACCTATCAGTAAACAAAAAGCAGAAACGTACTTTGTGGACTCTGTTAAAGAACCTACAGACCTTTTGAAGAAAATGTTAATTTCTACAACGATTGATGGAGAAGAACAATATTACTTAGTAGGTGAAGCAGCGGTTTCACAAACTGTATCAAACGTACATGTGAAACGTATGCATGACAAAATTAAAAGTCCAATCCCTTATGTATCATTTTTGAGTGCTGTAGCTTATTATCATGCACTTAAAGGGGATAAGGATAGTAACGAGATTGATATCGATTACATGAGCATGATGCTACCAATTTGGCTGTTAAAACGAGAATCTAAATTCAGTGTTGCTCAAAACAAAATGTCGGACCGTTTCTTAAAAGAACATGTTGTAACAGTACATACACCAGGAATGGAACGCACATTAAAAATTAATGTTAAACAAGCAAAATGTAGAACTGAATCTGAAGTTGCTCGCCATGCTATTAAATATAGAATGGTTAAAAAAGATGATACCGCAAAAGCAATTACTATTGAAAAACGTAAATCTGCTATTCGATTTGAAAACTCTAAAGTAGTTCTAGTAGATATTGGTGGTGGTTCAACGGATGCGGTAGCGTTAGGGGTAGGATTAACGACTCCAACAAGCCGTGATTCTTTCAAAGTAATCGATATTAAACCATATTTAGGTAATATTGAAGAATTCCGTACAGAAAAATTAATAGAACAATTCAGTAGCCTACGCTCATTCGAAAACTTTATTGTGAAAAATTACAGCAAAGAAACATACAAGCTTAAAAATGAAAACAATGGTGAAGAAACTGATTTAACAGATCAAATTACTGAAATGCTAAATGAGTATGCTAGCTTACTTGTGACTCAAGTTTTAAACGAATTCATCCCAGCATCTAGTGATGAAGTTTTGAAATTCATATACTTTGGTGGAGAAGCGCCGATTTTAGAGCCTTACATTAAGGAAAATCTATTAAAACATATGAATGAAGAAGCTGCTCAAAACAACCATTTCTTTTTAAGTGACATTATTGAGGAAGAAGATAACGAAGTCTTCGCTCCAACAGCTCGTACAATAAATTTAAATGCTTTGGAGTTACGCAGTATTGATGAAACAAAAAAAGTAGAAGCATAAGGTGTGTTTTAAATGGAAAAACGCAAAAAAATGCAGTTAATCTGCAAGAATATGCCCGATGATGTTTATGAAATTTTGGATGAAAAGTCTTCTAAACGTAATTTAACTGAATATGTGGTGGATTTAGTCCAGAATCAAAACAGAGATCAACAACTTATCCGTATACTCATGGATAAGTTAAGTAATATAGAATCTTCTTTAGAAGAAATAAAGAATGGTTCGATTATGGTAAAACCAAACACGGATCTCCAAAATGAAAAAGAGAGTGAAGAAGCATTTTTATCAGAGGGAACAATTATTGAAGCAGAAGTAGTTGAAGGTGGTATTGATCCATCTGATAAAGAAGATATGGATTTCTAATTAAATAAAAAGGGAAAGCTCTTCCCAGCTTGGCGGCATCGAAAGAGCTTTCCCTACACATTATCTATGAAATGGAAGGATGATTTACAATGGCAAACACCCTATACAAAATCACAAATAATGAGGTTATTGTACCACAACGCAAAGATAAAAGGGAATTTTTCGGAATGTTCTATCACTTTGTATCTGACAAATACAATGCGGTTAACGAATGGTTCGGTATAGATGAGGCTGCTTCAGATCGCCTTTGGTTTTACGGAACTATTTCCTTTGCTATTTTCCTAGTAACGTTCACTTATCTTGTATCTGGCCTCGTATTCGGCTTTTAAGGCGAGGTATAAGACATGGACACGATAAACCATAAAGAACTTATGCAAGAAGCATGGTATATGGCAAAAAGAGGTGCTGTTCGTTTTGGTGGAAAGGCTAAAGAATATCTATCTGCTTCTCTAAAAATTGTTTGGGAGCAGGTTCGTAAAGTAATGAAATTAAATGCTGAATTAGCAGCAATGGAAGAAATGTTAGACTCTCTGAAGTCTACTAAACGGGAGTATGCAGCATATGTACATAATGTACTGCTTCCTTTTGCAAAAGATGGCCAACCTATTACTAGAAAACTGCTAAATGCAATTTATAAAGTAATCGGCTTTAAAAATAATATCGATCCTGGTACTAAATCAATTATTCGATACACAAAGCGCTACTCTTTAGAATCCTATTATTTATTAGCTGATATAAAACTACTACGAACTACCCAAAAAGCTACTAGGTACGTAGTAGAAGTGAAAAATACTGCAGTTGCAGTACATTGGATTCCAAAAAGCATTCTAAACCAAAAGAAAGAAATTCCCGATTGGTTTATTAAAGAGAAGAAATTGTTTTTAATCTAATATATTTACACAGAAGTCGTCCCGCAGCAGGCTAACTTCTGTGTAATTCCCTTTTTTATTTTTTAGGGTTATGTTAAGTTATTGTTGTTAACAATATGTTTAAAGTGATGCCAGTCACTTTACGGAGCGTTGATACCTTTCACATCGCGTTTTCGGTTTTGGTTTATCAACGCTTCGAATCTCTTTTTTTAATCGGAATATTGTTGCTATTAAAAAGACGATAACCAGTACTAAAACTGCTGTGAACAAATTTGTTGAAATTAGACTACCAATTGAATTGGTATAAGTACCAAACTCTTTTGGCATGTACCAATTTACGTAACTATGTAGCGGAGCTAATTTCGCTAAGATGTCATAAAGAATATATAGTTGTGTTAAAATATTTGAATCAATTTTTTTCATTCCTCTTCCCCCTTATAAAATATATTTCTTCCTTGTTACTAAATTCTAAAAAAGCCCAATGGCAACACTCCTTTCAAAATCTCATCTACTTATAGTTCACATATAACCCTTACAAGAAAAGAAAAAAAGTATTTTTTTTGCACCCCACTTCTAACATTTTCGACAAAAATGAAGTTTTTGATCACATTTTTATAACTTTTAGACAATTTTTTTATCTCTACTCTTCTTATATAACCTAAATAAGAGGAAAATCTTTGTTTTCTCACAAGGATTTTTCAAACTCGCAAATAACATGCTGCAAGTATCACAAGAGTCTTAGTTATTCTTTTCAAATAACTTTTTCACACTTCCAATCGAACATACATTCGTGTAAAATGTATACAAATAACAAGAATTGAGGGATTTGGTATGGAAAACTGGGGAGCACCAAAGATTCGCGGGAGAGGTATGGTCAAGTGGCTTCCGTTCACAAGTCTTACGGAGCAGTTTGAAGGAATTGATCGCATGTTAGAAGAACAATACAAGGTATCCAAACCTACTATTACTGATGATACAAAGCAACGAATTGAACGAGCATTAAATGAGTCTCTACACTGCAATAAAGAAATTAATATTGAATACTATCGTAACGGGTTCTTACATGAACAATACATAACAGTCACAGGTATAGATATCCATAGTAGAACTGTATATTGTACCGATGCTTATAACTTAAATACCAAATTTAAGATAGATGAATTTACAGATTTGAAATAAAATAGATTTAAACAATTACACTATATAAGTTGTAAAGGAAGTGTGCAAAATGTCAGGAAATCAATTAAGGAAAAATGGTGCAGGAGCAGTTATTCATGATGATATAAATAACCATGCTTTTTTAAATATTCCTATGGTTATAGATGAACAGCATGGGATAGTGTATGAGGTTTTAAGTGCGGGCTTCCATGCTAGAGATGCTTTAGCGATGGTAACAACAGATGGTTTTACCACAACGAGGGTAAATACCCCTATTATCACGATTAAAAATGACGATAGTACTGTCCAAGCATACCGACTACCTTTAGAGTTAGAAGAATGGGTTCTTGCTTGTATGCAGGCAGCTTCTGCAGGGAAAAATCCATTTCCTTGTAAGGTTGCTTTTGGAATAATTGAGAATACATTTTATGTAGAATTCAAATGAAAAAGGAGCAAATCATTTTGCTCCTTTTTCTTCGTGCGGTCTATATTTTCCTCTCAATGCTTTTAGCTCCTGGTGCAACTGCTCTACATCAGATCGAAGGAACAAATTAGGGGATTTCATACTTTTGGCTTTCATAATTGGAATTAACCGTCCTTCTGATACTAGTTTATTAAAACGTTGACGTGAAAAACCCATCAACTCACTTGCTTCTGTAACCGTCAAAATATCATTTTCCATGAACTGCATTAATTCTTCTCTACTGTTAAAATGGTACGTTGCCATACATTCACCTGCTTTTTGATTTGGCAATCATCGCAAACGGACGATTGCCAATAGTGTAAATAAAGATACAATAATCGCTGCTGCAATTGTTAGTGTACTTCCAATCCAACTTAAAACGGAGTTAATTATAATCATGGTTACTAGTAATAAGATTATTTTGGATGTTTTTGTCATTTTCATCCACGAAAGAGTTTGTGTTATAATTTAGATGACCAACTGGTGCTGTAACACCAGTCAGTCGCTTTTCTTACTGGTCTTCGTTATCATCTTTCTTATCTTTTTTTGTCATTTGGTAGATGCCATAAGATAATGTGATGATTTCGAGGACTGTTTTTATATTTTCCAACCACTCTTTCATGTTGTCACCTCCTTTACATTTATAATTATACCATAACCGTTGCTAACTGACAACAGTTATAACAAAAAAATAATGAAAAAGGTAGGGTAAATTACTTTTTTATAACTATATATTTCGTATCACTTTTCTATTTTTTATTTGTTAGGTATGTAATGTCATCACGACCTAACAAATAAAAAATAGACTTTATACTTTGATATATAAGCTTCTTTTAAACATTGCAGGACACCAAAACAAATCCCAACTTCAGCGTACATGTTTAACTGTCTATTATATGTATAATTCATTGTTCTATTTTTGTTAGGACGACCTAACAAAAATAGAGTAAAAAAGCCGTCCCATTCAGGACGGCTTCTCTTATTTTATCATTATATGTTCCGCTTTAATCCATCTATTACCACCAATATCAATAGCATCTAAATGTTTACCCCAAACACGGTATGGAACCGTTCCGTCGATGTCATCAATATGATTAATACACTCAGGTTCACTGTGTACCGCAATTCCGTACCCAGGAGGATATTTTGAGTAAGCATGGAACCATTCTACATCAAAATGCTCTAATTTTGCCCACTGCTTCTCAGAACCTAAGCAAATCATATCCTTATCTCCACCACCCCAATATCCTTTAAAAATAAGGTATGGAATTTTTTGAGTGATATTTCCTGTATACTGCGGATCAGCAGGGTTCTCATATAAATTAACACCATATCCATCAGGGTATTTTGATGTTGCAATACCAATGCCTTCCACTTTTACGGAGCTATTAGCGGTGATGCTTGATACAGAACTACCCACAAACCAAGATAATGGTTTATCACCAATTAATTTATTAATATCACATTTCCCGATACCAGAAATATTTCCTGTCTCTGTATATTGCCAAATATCACATGGATATGCAGGCTTATTCTCTCCATAGCGAGGAATCCACACAAAATCTGCTTGTATATTTCTTGCTCCAAATGACACATACGTATGATGACCTACATATAAACCGACCTTTTTAGCACCTAAACGACGCAATTCATTGATAAATGCTTGTGTACCGCCTTGCATATCATCCATCGTTTGTACTTCTACATCAGCAACCCAGAACTTTGCACTTTTATCACCACGTGCCCAAAAGTCTTGCGCTTCCTTCCTTGCATCAGCAATAGATACAAAACGACAAAAAGCATAATTTCCAAACGGAACACCTCGCTTTTTCATTTCACTTACATACTTTTGATACATATGGTCAACAACATTAGAACCATCTTGTACCCTAGCAATAACTAAATCTAATTGTGGTGCTGCTACATCCCAATTAATATTACCGTTCCATTTTGAAATATCTACAATATATCCCATAATAATTACCTCTTTCTTTTTTTATTTACCGAAAAAAGAGACGTGTTTTAACGCCTCTCTTAGACTCGTACAACGTTTTTACTTGTCTTGATGTTCTTTTGTATCACTGAACCATTTCCCGCTCTCAGGATTAGAAATAACCCCTAAAGCGATTAAGACTACTAGAATTATGTCCACGTATTCCTGATAACGTCCTGCATTAAAATGTGGAACAGTATCCATTAAAACCATTCCTAGCAGCGCAAAGAGTGCCACCCATAAGCCACGGTTATTTAATTTCTGTTTCATTTACATTTCCTCCCTTATCTTTTCTCGCATCAGAACGTTGTATTTTCGCTTGAATTTCACTCGCAACGCTCTCTAACAACCAGGTCGGAATCCATTTATCCCAACCAACTCTTACACAGTTTGCTGTAAAACTATTAAAAATGTGATAAATCAAGCCACCTGTGACCATGAAAAAGAAGAAATCAGGTAGCTTAAAAGCGATATCAAACATATGCGCTAAACACGGCAATAAAAAAAGCACCACGGTACGCGCGATGCCTTCAATGCCATATTGTGATGAGTATGTTCCATCTAATTTAGATGCCTTACTACCAGTAATCCAGTCTAAACCTACAACCATCATTAAGATGAAGATCCAAATCAAGTTTGTCTTTCCGTAAACCAGACTTAAAAACGTGCCTATTCCACCACTTACTACTGAAGCAGCTCTAAAATCGGTCGAGGTGATGATATCACTAATATTTATGCTTTTAATAAGCGCTTGTATTCTATCCATATTTCACCTCCTTTCAAGCAAAATAAAAAAGACCAGCTATTGCTGCTCCTGCTCTGTTTGTGTGTTATTTTCACTAGCTGGTGTTGGCGGTTCTTGAGATGGGTAATTCCCTGTAATTGATGCATAACACTCTAAACAAATGTTCTTTTTCGCAAATCCCATATCTAGCGGGTACAAACGCGCCCCTCGTTTACATATTTCACACAGCGTGGCAATTCGAAACTTTACTGTCCCATCCATCTCTCTCCATACTTCAACCCTGCTAACACCTTTTAGAAGACCTGCATTATTTAACATATCAGCAGGTATTTGAACAAAAATCCCTGTCTCTGTGCGCTCTGCATCCACCAGCCTCCCCACAAAAGGAAAGCCTTCACCTGCTTGAAGTGGCATCATTTGATTCTCATTCATTCTTATTTCTCCTTTCTATCCAAGTGCGTTAAATTTCCAACCACTTGGAGTACTCGTATAAAAACCTGCTCCAGCATTACCGTCTGTAAAACGTATATGCCCCCATTGTTGGAATCCACCGCCACCTAAGTTAATTCCCTGCATCGCTCGGATGTTTCTATAGATTTTAACTTCTTTTTCAGTGCTTATATCAAATGTTTGTCCGTCTGCTGCTGGAGCTATATTATTATTCACACCACCTACAGCAAGCGCGTTAAACGGCTGAATACCATCTGCTCTTTCTGCTGCAGCACGATCCCAATTATACATAGATGCATATTTGCCACTGTATAACGTTACACCACTTACACAAATTGCTGTCCCTTGTCTCATGTCAGCATTTCCAGAACAAACTTTAATAATTAATGCGTGCTGTTGCGGAATATAGTTTGTTGGCACTTTGAAAGTGAAAGAGTATCTTCTGATTTCTCCATAAAATGTAGACGGTTCAGGAAAATCCATTTTTTGTTCATTCCATATATCGTAACTTACATTGTCTCGGAATTTAACGCAGCATACTTGTAAACGAGGTTTCCCTGTTTTACGTACACCATTTATCATAGCTGTTCTAAAGTGAGCAGAAACTGTATATTCGTTACCAGGATGTATCCCATTATTCACGACTGTTTCGGGATAGTTATACATATCTACCCTTGCAGCATTTACCATTTGCTCGTAATCGAATATATGCGTATTCTTTTCTATTACAACATTTCCCCATGACTTCCAAGTAAGGCCGTATCCACCTTCAAACCCATAATAATCGTTATGTCCGATGTTTTTCTTTGTAACACTAGAAAAGTCAGGATCTGCTATTAGGTTTCGTCTTGATACCGCAGTTGTTTTCGTTCCCCATTCGTCTTGGAATAGGAAGTCTAGCATTTTAACAGTTACACCATCTTTATCAATGGTTATCTTATCACCATCAATTCTAATAAGATTCGTATCAATACCTTTTGCCGTTAACCATTTCACCATTGTATCGGCATTAATAGCTACCTTTGAAACATCAATTTCTAATTTTTCCGATGAAAAGTTAATAGCTGCGATGATATTACCTTTTTTAACTTCTGCAAGGATTCCTTCATCAAGAACCTTAAGTTTAGAACCCGTTTCTTTTACATAAGCGGCGTAAGTCTCATTTATAAACGTTTCTTGTTTTTCGGAAATGATTGAAACGCCCTCTTTATTAGTACTAATACTTCTTTCTAATTCTGTAACTTTTTTATTGTAATCTTCAGTAGCTATTCTATTGGCTATATCTTCTAGCATTTTGTCAGCATCCGTTTGATCTTTCGGATGTAGCCAAAATTCTGTAGCTATAGTGCCACGTTGTAACATAGGAGCAGCACACCATAAACGCCCATTTCTTGTAACGTAATAACGCCATCTCACAAACGCTGCATTGGCTGGTGCTTTATCTGTGCATACAGCACGAACCCATGTATGATTTACAACAGTGATATTCGTTCTAGCTGTCTTAATGCGAGTTTTTTTGTCAGCAGTCCACCATTCAATTTCAATAAATGCACCGACACTATCAATAGGTGTTTTCCCGTCAGTATTGAAATAACCTGATGCAACAAAGTCTTCGTTAACTTGACACTCAATAAATTGACTTGTAAGTCCCCACCAACGATCTTGGGACTGGCCAGTAACGGTAATTGCAAATGTATTCATACCTTTGTATTTTAAATTCGTATCAACAGCACCAGTAGCCCCATTACCGCTATTCCAAAACCAATATTTCGGTCCTAACGTAAAATTAGCATCGCGCAACTCGTTGACAGTACCTAAACCACCTACATAAGCTTCAACATCTTTCTTTTTCATTGCTAGCTTCAATTCTTCAGATTGTTGCAGGATCGTTGTTGTAGCTTGAGTCAGTGTTTGCCCTTGTTGAGTTTGTATTTCCTGTATTTTTTTTACATCACTTGTTATCCCTTCGGCGTTCCGCGTAATCTCCGTTACTTTCTGGCTGAATACATTTTCTTTTACCCCATCTTCTGGAGACGGAGCGTATGCTTTTGGCATAGATCCTTTTAACACGGATACATTTTTGAAGTAGCACTCACTACCATCAGCAGAACGATCACCATAAATATATAAACTAAAACCTTTTTTCATATCTGATTTATCATGTAATTTCATTGTTGTATGAACTCGAACCCACTTTTTAACAGGTTCAACGATTAATTCTGGCGTACCTCCACTATGAAAGCCCATTGTATTGTTACCCTCAATAAAGTGGTGTAATCCTACCGCTATTCTGTTGTTTGCTGTTTCTGTCCATACATCTAAGGCAATCGTGTACGTATCACCTGGCTGGCAATCATTTCGGAAACTAGCTGGCATTTCTTGAGGCATTCCAAGCCATCTTTTAGCTTGACCGAATTGACCGTTTTTGTTAATTACAGCAACTACAGGATACCCAAACTTTTTGTCATTAACGTGCATATGATAACCTTTTGTAGGATCTGTTGTTCCAGCATTATAACCTGTTGCCCAATTACCAGCGCGCAAATTACCGTTTAGGTTCTTATCCCATTGCAGGCCGTCATCAGCCCAATAGTGTGTGAAATCTCCGTTACGTACATAGTTACGATCACCAGCATCATTAACGATAGATTCCGTTTTTTCAATACGCTCTTTTACGCCATTGAAACTTTGTTCCAACTCATAAGTCGATTTCGTAAAATCTGTAGGGACCGACCCTTTTTCAAGTTTGTGCTTCTTCATCCGTAGTCTTTTTCCTACGGAATTTGCGTTCCTAGCAAATCTTATCCTTAATCCCCAACCTGTAGCTCTTGTGTCAATCTTAAAAGTCCAGGACTCGCGTTTCCATACGTTAGATGCAGGTAAACCTTTTTGTACAGACTCATTCCATATACCATTAATGAATTGGAATAAAACGAAATCAACTTGAGCATCATTTTGTATGTCCAGAGATATAGTCATATCTTTATCTTTTTCAAAGTCACCCATTTTCGTATTATCTAAATGAAATTGATAGAAAGAGTCAGTGTGATCCAAACATTCTAATACAATGTATTCACCAGGCTGCACAACGAAGTTAGCTTTGTTTACTTGTGCGCCTCCAATCATTCCAATTGTTTGCGGTTTTTCGTTTGGCCCAGTGTTGATAAGCCAGTTTTCAACTCCAACAGTACGATCTTCAACTTGCTCCAATTTTTTAGAGATTCTCCCAGCCTCTTCTTTGATCTCGGTTGTTATCTTGGTAAAAACATTACCATCTGCAATATCTTCTGGAGCAGGTCGCCACGAATAATCTTTACTGCCTATAGTCAATTGTGGTGAACTCTGCTGATACCAACAACCAGCAGGAGGATTTGCATCAGGCTCTACACGAAAATGACTCTCGTTATCCGTTCCCGGTGATGACATCATACTTGCTGTCACTGTGAACGAAACGCTTACTCTTTGCCATTGATTAGTAGATTTATTTGGACGAATTCCAGTAGCACCTGGTGCAAAATAGAAAGTGTGTTGTAAATCTTGGCCATCCGGTAAACCTTTTACACGAGTAAAAATTGAATAGGTTACTTTATCTCCTACTTTTACAACTTTTCGATCTACTAAATCCTTGAAGTTATAAGCTAAAGCAGTCCATGATGATTGGGTTTCAACAACTGCATTACCTTGAAAAACATCATTCGAAATTTTAACTTTATCTGCTGATTTAAACCACCAACGATTGTCTGCTTGTGCAAAGGTCAAAGCACCATCAAAAGATTTAGAGCCGATTAACAAGTTTCTTACATCGTCATTAATGTTTGCTACACTTTCTTTAACTTGTGAAATAACTTTCGTATTTCCGTCCACATCACTTTCTAAGGTGTTAATTTTATTTGTAGTCTCACTACTATTTTTCGTTAATGTTTCAATAGACAGTTTAAATTTCTCAGAATCCTGTTCAACCTGGGTTACTTTTTTATCAATTTCACCTTGATCTCTTTGTACGTCAGAAATAGTTCTCGTAACTTTTTGAAGACTTTCTGTTACTGTATTAAATTGGCCAGTGGTTTCTTGTTGCGCTTCTTCCACTTTCTTATTTAATTCTTCTTTTGCGAGTTTAATATCCTTATTAACCTGCTCCAGCGTATCTTTTTTAATTGATTCCACATCAGGAATAAGGAGCTCCCAATCTTTCCCGTTCCATACTTTTAAAACACCAGGTTTACCGTTACTAATATCTCGCCATATCGTCTTACCAATTTGAAGATTATCTGTAGGCTGCTGCTTAGATTCAATAATATTAACAGTATTATTCTTCAAGTTTTCTTGAACCTTTTCTGCCAACTTTTTAACTGCTTCAGATTCTTTTCGTATAGTTTCGATGGTTTCTCCGTTTTCTTCAACCAATTTTTCTAGTTGATCCAACAACTCTTTGTTTGCCTTACCACTTAATTGCCCCAGGAGTCTATTGTATAATTTTCGCATTTCTTCGTTCGGATCTGTAATTTCTCTGTAATTACCAAACAGATATTTCTCTGCAGTAGGATCTTTAAAAGACTCGTCCCCAGCAATCACCCTTGCTTCCAAATAAAGCTTAGGCTTGAACCCTGGATCTTTAATAATTATCGTGTCTCCTTCACCTACTTGCTCATGCTCAAATCCTTTTACACGTTCTAAGTTTTGTGCATCTACTTCATACGAAACAGAAGCAGCTTTTCTTTTTTTTATTTCCATTTCCATTAAAGTAAGTAAACGTTGTGGTGTCATATTCAGGTTATCTGTTTCGGGTGTGTAAAATCCGAACCTGTGAAATCCTTTTACATTCCAACGCTGAAAGGCTTCGTTATCTACAATATAAGGAAGTCCATTATTTATACTTTCGATGGTAATTACACTGTCACCCTCGCCTCTTACAAAACCTACAAGAGCTGTACATATATTTCGGGTATTTTCAATTCTTCTGACATTAATTAAGTCTTTTCCCAGGTTAATTTCTTTACCTGTATACCGTCCTCGTTTTGCTATCATATCGACATACCAATTGACAATTTTATTAGCAAAAACTTCTACACGGTACTGTATTTCAAATTTAAATAAAGAAGCTATTTTTCCTAAAAAGGTAAGTGGATCAATGAATTCATCGATAGTCATTGTATGGAATCCTGCATAATCAGTTTTTCCACGTTTCCACTTCATACCTATAAGAGCCATATCAATAAATTCATTGACTGTTTTACCTTCGATACGCTGCGGCCGTATAATTCCTGATTGAGCAATTTCTACCCATACAGCAGATGAAAAGATTTCTATAAATCTTCCATCTTTTGTTTGAATAGCTTCCTCGATAACATACGGAATAAAACGACCGTCTCTAGTTTGTCTTAAAATTAAATTTTGCTGAATTAGGGCATCTGCATTAGGATTGTCTATTAATACTTTAAATGTCAGGGTATCAATATTACTTTTTAATTCCCAATGTCTTAAATCATCGTAATAATCTTTTGGTTGTAAAACTGCAATGATCTTTTCTGTTTTAAAATCCACGATATGAAATAGCCCACTGACCTTTTTCATTTAAATCGCTCCCTATAACTAATTGTTGCATCTAATTCCGTAGGTCTAATATCAATACGATTTTCTCCTCGAACTATCAGCGGAAACTCAGAAACTACTTCTTTTAAATCAATAGCATTTTTACCATTGATCGTTACATGTCCATATTCTGAATCAATAACCACTTTATCTCCTGTGTCGAAAATGTACGGCACAGCATTAGTATCAATGTTGTTTAACTTCCAAATTTTAAGGTCGTCAATTTGCATTGTATAAACCGGTGTATTTCTATCCCAACGACAAATTGCAATCATGACTTGTGCAACTTTTCGTGACGTCATAGGATTTGGATTAGTCTCAGAATCCGTCCAACGCTCTACTAAAGATGCATCATCAATCTCTGTACCGTCTCTAAAACGCGCTACATAAACAGACCATTCTCTGCCTCTCCTAGCGATACGTAGCCGACCATAAAATTGATTAAATGTATTAGAATACGCACCAGTGGTCTCAACTAAAAGACGTCTACTTCCAGGTACTGCATTATCACCAAGCGTCATATGCGCCTTAGTAATTTCAGCCTCCCAATATAAATCGTTCATATTAATCTGGGCTACCATATTGCTCGTTTCATCGAGTAGAATGATTTCCACACGTCCCATTTGATCTGCATTTCTAGATTGTAAATGTACCCAGGCTTCTAATTCGAAATCTTGTAGTGGACCACCAGGGATATTTTTTTTAGCAAGT